GCTCGCTCAACGGGTTGTACACGGGTATCTCCGTGCCTCGTGTGCACAGGTACACCTTGCCGTCCTGAGAATAGTACTTGCCCTGTTCCAGCTCCATATTATTGTCGTATGGGATGGGGTCTTCAAGCGTTCCTGCCGCACTCTCCACGATTTCCGTATAGAGGCTTTCCGTGCCAGTGCCAGGACGGTATTGTTTCTGTACGGTGTGGTCTTGCAGGACTTTCCACAGCTTGCCGTCACACTGCATCTTCTCATCTTTCTTTACCGCCTTGCCGATAAGGGTGTTCCAGTCGGGGTAAACAGACTTGACGGCCAGTGCCTCGCTATCCGTGAGGGTCATCGTGTTCACGGTCATGGTCAGCAGCTTGGCGATGTCGGCCATTCTCGGTGTCGCGGCCATCACTCTTTGCGTAACGGCCATCACTCTTTGCGTAACGGCGCCCGTTGCTTCCTCTCCCAAATCCTTGCGCACCTGACGCTTAACTTCCGCCACATAAGACAGGTAGGCCGTGTATTCGTCCACGATGTCCGCCTCTACGTCCAATCCTTGCTGATAGGCGTTGAACTTGTTGACAAGGCCGATTTCGTCCGATGCGCTGTATTTCTCCCTGATAACGGCCTCGATTACCTTGTCAGCCGTCGTAGGCGGCCACACCGTCACTTCCTCGCACTTCCACGACGATACCTTTTCCTGCTCTTCGTTTTCTTCCGTCACTTCGGGTACTACTTCCTCGATGTTCCAACGGTACATGAAAGAGCCGTTTCCTACTACCTCCCAGTTGGAGGGCTTGTTGTCATAAAATGCTAACATAATACTCTTTTTTAATGATGGTTTGTAACAAATGCTTGCTGTTGCTGTGCTGCGCCCAACCGAGCCACGGTGCCACTTCCTGCTTGTACGCCTTTACTGGCAGTGTCGGCCTCCGCCTGTTCAGTCTTGCCGCCGCACGGCAAAAGTTCTTCTTTATGCTCTTGCGTATCAGCTTCTGCTTTCGGTAAAACTTGTAACCGACGTAATCCAATGCCCTGCCGCCCTTGTCGTAGCGGTTCTCGGCTATCGGGAATATCTGCCAGTTGTCCTTTACCGTCAGTAACAGCTCTGCGAGCTTCGGGCGGATGTAGCCCGTAAACGCCTCGCGCAACCGCTCCTTGCTGTCGCTGAAAAACACGATGTCATCGGCATACTCCGCGCTGTCCAGCCGCAGCACCTCGTTCACTTCGTGCATGAAGTAGCACAGCATGAGGTTTGCCAAATACTGGCTCAGGTAGTTGCCGATAGGCAAGCCCTCCGCGCTGTCGATTATCTCGTCAAGAAGCCATAACAGGTCTTTGTCCTTTATCTTCCGCCGCACGATGCGTTTCATCACGCCGTGGTCGATGCTCGGATAATACTTCTTGAGGTCGATTTTCAGGCAGTACAGCGGCCTGCCCTTGTACTTCCGTATAATCTTGTCAACGTGCCGCGCACAGCCCTCTATTCCTCGCTTCTTTATGCAGGAGAACGTGTTGTGCGTGAACAGCCGCGTCCATATCGGCTCCAGTACATTCATCACGGCGTGATGCACGATACGGTCGGGATAGTACGGCAACCTGTATATCAGCCGCTCCTTTGGCTCGTAAACCGTGAACACGTCGTATTCCGATGTTCTGAACGTCTTTGTCCGCAACGCCTCGTGCAGGGCTTGTATGTCCTCCTCACGGTGTCTGTCGTGTACCATCACGCCGTATGTGTGGGTTTTCCCACGGCGAGCCTTTTCATCGGCCAGCCGCAGGTTTTCCACCGAGATTATCTGTTCATATAGTCCTGCTATACGTTTCATTGCTTTGCTTTCTTATTCGGAGCGTTCGGTAGCCCATACAACAGGCGTTCCTACCAGCACCTTTCGGGGTACTTGAAATTTTCTGCCAAGGGGCAAGGCCGCTGTCCTCATATCTTTTTGGCCTTACGGCCTCCAAAACATCTTGTAAGCATAGGTGAGAGCCGATGTTCGTATTCGAATTCGAGGGGGTGTTATTCGAGTTCGCATAGGCGAAGCCTGCATTCGCGCCGTTATTCGCGTTACCGCCGAACAGGACACCACAAGGACAACCAACCTTTCTTTTCATCACTCAAACCAATACCTGTTGCCGTTGCCTCTCAACGTAACCCTGCGTGGGAATGCGCCGAGTTCCTTTATCTTCTTCAAGACATAAAGAATGTCGGCAGAGCCAGTGAAAAACTTTTTCGCTTCGGTGTCGGGGCTGTCCTTTTGCGGCTTAATCCTGACAAGTGTCTGCCCTTTTACACCTTTCGCCTTGCTGAAACGTGTCGGCACTTCCTCTATGAAGTCCGTAACCCAAAATGTAGTATTGACTATTTTCGATTGGGTCGTTTCATCACAATTGAAGCTCCTGTTATTCTCGTCTCTCGGTATTTTCAGAAATGCCAACGAGCCGTCATCTTCTTTCTGTTCCATGTTCCTTAACAGTTTTTATAGCCGCCCCAGTACCGCCTTTTTGACGGGCGGTGCTGGGGACGTGCCGTGTTACGCATTTTTCGGGATAAAGCAAAGGCGAGAGCCGACGTTCGTAAGCGAATCCGAGGGGGCGTTAGACGAGCTCGCACAGGCGAAGCCCGCACGCGCGCCGTTAGACGCGTCACCGCCGAACAGGACACCACGGAGCGTAACAGACGTGGGTATGTTCGTATAGTGGTTGTCGCAGAAGTATGTAGTAGAGCCGCCGCCGACAACCTTTGGCATAATCTCTCCACCCTCTCCGAAGATTACCTCTCTCACGTAGCCCCCCGTGCGAGCCTCGTTGCCTACATGGCTGTAGCCGTCATAGTTCGTATCATTGAACTTCGACGGGTCGTGACATACAAACACCTTGCTCAAACCGTCATCGCCTGGCTCTATCTGCACATTTATTCCGTCAGTCCACTGCCATATATGGCCGAACGGATTTTCAATGCCACGGTATCGCGGTACGCTGACTTTCTTTCCTGTCTCACCGTACTCTGTCGGCATGGAATACTCGACAACGCCTGTCCTGTTTCCGAGACTGTCGGTTATTCCACACGGAATGAACGGATAGTTTCCGTTAAACGTCGTCCATTTGTCGTCGTCCAATGTCGTTACTCCGTCACCCAAGCCGCCTTGACGGTAGCCCTCCGCTGTCGGTGATGCGTTATACGCCGCTTGGCTGTTGAGCGTAGCAAACTCGATGACAAACAGCCAGTAGATGGTTTTCTGCATGTCGTATGTCATACAGTTCCATTCCGTGCTTCCACTCTTGCGCTTGCGGGCGTAGCTGCGGAAGTTCGTGCGGTTGATAGATGTTGCTGGCCTGCCGAGGAATGAGCGGTATGTTCCGTCGTATTCGTCGTTGTTGTTACCGCCTCGGTACTGTGCCGTGACATTGACAACCGACGCGAGCTTCAAGTTAGTGCGGTCAACGGAAGCCTCGTAGGCAGACACATACTGCATCGGCACTTGCTCGTAGCCCGGCAATGGAAGCTCCGAGATACGCACCGTTAGCTTCGTTCCGTCCGTTGTAAACTTGCGGTAGTGCAGGGGGATTTCGACCATAACCTGACCGCGTGATCCGTCGCGTACATGGCCTGTCCAATCTCTTGGGTCGAGGTATTCCACCACCTCGCCATTGTCGTTGAGCAGGCATCCTCGAATGCGTTTCTGCACAGGCAATGTCTTGTGGAGGTCAGAACTTCCTACCCTCGTACAGGTCGGGCTTGAAACGGAAGTATCGAACTCTACGCCGTAGCTGCTCTGTTCCTCAACGTATGGCAATAGGGATGCAAGTGCCGCCTTTTTACTTTCACCGTCCTCATCGAGGACTTCGCAATACAGGTTGTACGGGTTTGTTCCCGATACATTCGGCAAGTCGCTAAGACGCTTGCCGTTTTCAAACGCCTCAATGATTTGGGCGATTTTCTCCTCTTGTTCTTCTGTCAACATAACTTTACTTGTTTAAGAATTTGAACACTGCTTTATTGTTTCTCTGTATGAATGAAACGGAGTTTTCTCCGCACTTCCTAATCTGTTTGTTATCTTGCTGCTGCTCATCCTGTACCGTGATGAACTTGAACACAGGCTTTCCACCTACCACCATGAACATAACAGAAGTCGCTGTATTGAGCCTGATGCCGTCGCTCCTTGCTTCGTGTTTCATAATGGAGGAGCGTATGCGCCTGCACAGCGAAATGAATATTGATACTATCATATGCCGCCCTCCACGCTTTGGCCGCTGCCCCAATAAACATCGTAGCTCTTCAACAACTCTGTATCGGGCGCGAGTTCCACAATCGCCATCGGCGACCAGTCATTGAGTGGCACAGGGGCTTCCGAGCATTCCTCATCCTGATAACACTTGGCGTTGATTATCGTATCAAGTGCAGACACGTTGTTTTTCGGGCGCACATACACCGAGAACGGTACGCCGTTCGACAGCTTGAAGCCGTCCGATAAATCCGTTATTTTCCCGTGTGCTACGATGCGGCCACCGCTCATAAACTCACTTACATATCCCTTTCCCATAATTGTTCGGTTTGCTTGTTAAACGTTAATTCTAAAATCTCTCGTAAATGTCAGCGTAAGCGTGAACGCCAGCCATATTTTCCCGTTGGGATAGAAGTCTGATACTTGGCATGACTTGTAATAGCACGGAAAATCCTGTTTAAGCTCGTTGACGGTCAGCATCCTCTCTTCGGGCTGTATAAGGTCGTGCAGCAGCGCGTCGTAGTTTCGCCAAAGTTCTTCAAGCGTTTCAGCCCTCATTAGGCATTTCAGCTTTACATCCTTGCTTTTGTAGGTCACATTTTTACCATCGTATTCCGCCCCTGAAATTGTTCCGATGTTTCGGAGCAGGTTTTGCTTTACAGCTGCTGGCTTCCTGACATCCGACATAGTGCCTTGCAGAACTATAAAACCGTAGTCCGTTGTCGGTTTCCCATCAATAAGGTAGTCCGTACAGGATGGAATGTCGCTTGTCGGTGCTTGGTATTCGTAACCCTGCATCGGAAAGTCATCGGCAAACTTTATCGTAGCCGTTCCCAATGCCTTTGCTGCGTCGAGGTTTGGCGTTTGCGTCATTCGTAGCCTGTATTGCCTGCCTATGTAGGCGCAGTTAAAGTCGTGATAAGCCCCGTCCGACAACATATTGACAAATTGGGAAAAGGAGCTGAAAAGGCTTCCGAATGCGAATTTGACAGACACTTCCCGTGTGTCGAGGACTGGTGCCGAAAGGTCTGCTTCCACTCCGTCCTCTTCCTGCCAGTCGTTGCTTTCGACTGATTTTAAGGGAGGGTAGGCGACAAGCTCATTCCAGCCTCCGCTAACAACATACGCTCCGTATTGCAGGTATGCGTCGTTTCCGTCGATGTAAAGTCTGCCTATCATATTATGACTGCATTTCCCGAAGTGCTTTTTATACAACTACATCCTTGCTCCGCCTGTACACGGACAACCGCCCATTTTATGGCGTTCACTACCGCCTTAGCTCCGTGGAGCAAGGTAATCGTGTGGCTTTGCATGGTGTCGCAGAATACCGTTGCGGAAGTGTGGCCTATAAGTATCGCCCTTTCGGGGTTTTTCAGGGTTATTGTTCCTGCGTCTATATATATGCCGTATTTCTCCACTCCGCACCCCTTGAACATCCTGAACGTTGCCATATTGGGGAAGTGGTACTTCATGCAGAACTCCAACCCCTGTGTTGACATGAACACTTCGGCAAGTTCCTCTACGGTGCGTTCCGTTCCTTTGAACATTTCACACTGGCGATATTTTTCCGCAACATTTGTTAGATGTCGGCTTTCGCATTCCTGCTGTGCCTGTTCTTTTGCGAGCCTCCATTGCGCGTATATCCTCTTTATAACCTCTTCCATAACTCACTTTATCTTTATGCCTTTTAAGGCGATGTCGTTAATCGTGTCTCTTACTTCCTTAACATGGCTTTCCACGGTTTCCATCCTTGCTGACAGTCCGTCCGTATTCACCTCTATGTTAAGGACGCTTTCCAGTATTCTGTTCGAGGTTGCCACAAGCAGTTTCGTATTCTCGCTGATGGAGTATGTATGCCCCTGTATAGCCGTCGCACGACCGTTAAGCTCATCCACACTTTCCTGCGATGCGTTTATGCCGCTTTTGCTTGATGCCTCGCGTGTCTCCTCTGTGGCCGTATTCATCATTTCCTTGACGCTTTCGGGTAATGAGTTCCAAATATCAATCCACTGCTCGCCAACCTGTGTCAAATCGGCTTCCAAACCTCCGAGGCTATCCATTACGCTTTGCATTCCTGCAAATTGCCCGTTCGGGAACCATTTATCCTTGTATTTGTCGAACACATCGCCGATAAGCGGCTCAATCCACCTTTGCACAACCATGCGGCGCATAACGTCCGCCACAATGTCTTTGACTTTGTCGCCCCACGCTTCCGCATAGTCCTCTCCGTTTTGGAACGCCTCGAAAAATGCGTCGGAAAGTTCCTCTGCTATTTCGGAATAAGAGCCACCCATTATGTCCTCTACAAGGCTGTTTACAAGCTCTTCCATTTCCGCCCCGAGTTCCTGTATCTTCTGCTCCCATTCCTGTATCTGACCGTTGTTCGGGTCTTTCTTATCCCTTTCCGTGTCTATCTGCTGCTGGATGAGTATCATTTGCTGGGCGTAGTTTTCAAGCTGCTTGCCTGCTTGGTCGTACTGCGTGTTTCCCTCTCCGATGAACTTATTGGCCGTGTATGATACGTTGGCGTATGCCTTTACCAACTTTTCTACGGATTTCTCGTTTATCTCCGACTGGTGACGCATTGCCACAAATTTGTTGAAAAACGCATTGTTGAACTTGTTAGAAGCCGTATATAATTCTATCACTTCGTCCGTGGTTTCCGAAATGACCTCTTTCAGCTTGTCTATCGCATTAAATGAGTTGTTCTGCAACTGTATCACTTCGGCGTTGTCAAGTTCCCATTGCAACTGGTCTATGCGGTCTTGCAGTGCCTCGATTTCCTCCTGCTTTTCATCGTCATCATTGAACAAGCTGACAATCTTTGTCGCAATCTGCATCGCGGCTGTTACGATGGTGAGGATTACGGATGCTTTCTCAACGGTCTGTATCGCCTTTGACGCTGCTGTGGCCGCGCCTCCTATACTTGTGGTAGTCGCTTGTGTCAACTGCATTATGCCGTTAATCATGGAGAGCGCGGATGATGTTATTTCCCCTGCGGCCTGTATGATTTCCCCTGCAACACCGCCGATAGTCTTACCGATGTCCTCAAACTGCTTTTCGCATTCGTTGAGTGTCTTGTACAAATCTTCCCATTCTTTTATGCTGCGTTTGTCGGGGCTTAAGTTCTCTTTCGCCTTTGCTTCTGCAACCTTATTCTTGGCCGTTGTCACTTTTGCACGTGCGGTTGCAAGCTGCTGTCCGTCAGCACCATCTTTTTTCGCCTTGTCAAGTTCCGCTTCCGCCTGTTCGAGTATGGCCATGAGCTGTTCGAGCGTGAGGTTTGCTATCTCGTTGCACCATGCCTTGTATGTTTCCTCACGCTGCGCAAACTGCTCGTCAACGGCTTCCAACGCCTGTTCCTGCTGATAGTTCAGTTCGTCAACATTCCCCTGCGAAACTCCGTCTTTGAGCTTGTCGTTCCCGTTTTCATCCTTTAGACGTTCGCCTTTATCGTCATGCTCGTACAGTGCCTCTATCTTCTTTTGGTATTCCTCTGCGATTTGCGCCCTGCGCTGCTCGTAAGTCAAGCTGTCCTGAAGCATAGCACTTAGAGCCTCCTTATTGCTCCTGACTCTGCTTTCGTCTGCCAGTCGCTGATATTCTTCCAGTTGGCCTCTCTGTTCTGGGGTAAGGTCTGCTACGGTAAGATTGAGCGAGGCGCGGTAGGCTATCGTTTCCGCTTTTGTCGCTTTTGGGTGTTCGTTCTGCCATTCCAAAACTTTTGCATCAGCAAGAGCGTCTATCATTTCCTGCTCGCGCTTTTTATTCTCGGCAATTAGGCGATCGTAGTTGAGCTTGATTTGCTCTTTCTGTTTCTCGTACCCATCATCCATATTGTCGATTTGACGTTGCCGTATTTCCAGCTCCGCTTCCGCATTGGCGGCGATGACGGCATTTTTGTAATCGTCAATTTTCTGTGTCCGCTCTGCGGTTTGGTCTTCAACTCGTTCAACATCCCTTTGCTGCCTTGCACCCGATCGCGTCTGCTTTGACACACTATAACTGTCAATATGGCTTTGTGCGTTTGCAATGTTCTTGCGTATCTCTGCGGCTTTCTTGGTTTTAAGCTCGGCTGCTGTCATTGCGTCAAGTAGTCCTTGCTGCTCTTTGAGATACTTTTCCCAATAGGCTTTGTTCTTTACAACCGCTTTTGTTTCGTCATTTGTCTGCTTTGTTTCGGGGGCAGTGCCAAATCTACGCTCCGCCTCCTGCATGGTGTCGTTGTATATCTTTCGAGCTTTTGCCGCTTCGCCGAGGATTTCTTTGAGTTCGTTTGTAGTGTAGGTGTATGAGCCAATACCCGTCATCGGGTCGCCAGCGATGTAGTGCGTCCTGTCAAACTTCTTGGCAAAATTTTCATTAACTTTTACGCCCTGCCTGCCCTCCAATATCGGCACAAGTTGTGCATAATAGTCCTCAACGAGGCTCATGCCCTGTTTGTTCTTTCTGTTGCCATACTGCTTTTTCAGAAACTCGTATAGTTTATCTTTTTGCTCTGCCTCTGTTTCCGCATATGTGTCTGCGGCTTCCTGTGTGGATTTCTCCAATGCACGTGCCTTTGCCGCCGCTATGGCTGCGTCTTTTACTGCATTGTATGCTGCCGCCACATCTTCGAGCGAACGCACCTCGGAACTAAGCCCCTCCAAGTATTTTCCGTACTGGTCGATGATGGCTTTCTTTGCGGCTTCGTATTCGTTCGTGCCTTTCTTTGCAGCTTGTAGTCGGGCAAAAAGTGCATCAATCTGAACACGCTCGGAAGCAACGGACTTGTTCATTTCATTTGTCGCATCATTTAGCCTCTGCTGCGCTTTTTCCGCATCCGTTTGGTACGTCACGAGTTTGTATATTCCATATCCAAGTGCGACTACGCCAGCAAGAGCCAACGCCCACGGGTTGGCCATGATAACGGCGTTTAGTCGTGCAGCAACTGCTGTAAGCCTTGTTTTTGCCACGGATAGAACTCCCGTTGCGGTGGCATTTGCAGCCTGTGCCGCCGTATTGGCTACCGTTTCAACCGTGTTTGCACGGCGAACGGTGCTGTCGAGCAATGCCGCCTTGCTACTCACCTGACGGGCTGCGGTATTCCTTGCTTTTGAAGCTGTATTGAGGTTTTCTTCCGCAGTTTCTAATGCGGTCTGCGCCTTTGCTATCTTCTTCGATGTGGTTTCGTCAACCGTCGCCGCCATTTCCTTGCGGATGGCCACGATGTTTCGGCTGTGTTGGACTTCTTCGGCTCTTGCCGCAACGAGCTTTTCATTGATGGCCGAAATTTCCCTATTCTTTGCCGCAACAATCTCGTTTGAAGCCTGCGCCTCTTTCAACGCCCGTGCCTGTGCTATGGCTGCGTCTTTCTGCTCCTGCAACTTCTGTACACGTAAGGCTGCACGGCTCTGTGCCTCGCTCTCTATCGCGATGCGTTTCTGCGCCGAGGCCGCCTGTTCCGATGCGGCCTCCTGTATCACGGCTTCCAGTTCCGCCCTTTTGGCGGCGACATTCTCTGCCGCTGCGGCCTTTGCCGCCTCTGCTGCCGTCAGTCGTTCACGGGCTGCGTTCAGCTCTGCTTGCGTCGTTACTGCAAGCTGCGTCTGACGCTCCATCTCTGCGGTAATCTCCGCTTTGACGGCTGTGTAGTACGCCTCCGAGGTCTTGGCAAGATTGAGTTTGGATATTTTCGCCTTTTGTTCTGCTGTCATAACGGCGTACAACTGCGCCGCCTCCTCCGTATGCCTCACGGTCTTTACCGTGTTCTGTACGGCTGCTGTTGCCAATACGGCTGCTTTGTACGCCCCGTATGTGGTTATTACGGCCAACAACGCTTCACCGACCTCTCGCCAGTGTTCTACAAGTGTTGAAGCAAGGCTTATGCTTTCAGATATTACGCCCTCAGTAGACTTGCCTATCTCGTTAAACATCTGCTCGAAGCCGTCCTGCAAATTGGATAACTGGCCTGTAATGGTTTTGCTCTGCGCCTCCATGAGGCCACCGAACTTTCCGCCCTCGTTTGTAAGGTTGATGATGGCCTGCTGCACTTCGGGAAAACCTACCTTTCCCTCCTCAACCATCTTTTTGATTTCCTCTTTCGCCACGCCAAACTGCTTTGCCAGCTCGTCAGCCAAAGGAATGCCACGACCTAAGAACTGGTTGAGGTCGGCTGTATATAACCTCCCTTGCGTCATCGTCGTTCCGTAAAGATACGCGAGGTCGCCAATAGGAATGGAAAGGCCAGCGCAGATGTCGCCTAAACGTATCAGCGTCTCGTTTACCTTGTCGGCTTCCACTCCGTATGCGAGCAACTGACGCGCCGCGTTGGAAATGTCCGTTACGCCGAACGGCGTAGTGGCTGCTGTATGTATCAACTGCGACATCAGGTTTTCCGCAACTCCAGCATCGCCAGTCAGCACCTTAAAAGCCGCTTCAAGCTGTTGGAACTCTCCACGGACGTTGGCAACCTGCGTGATAAAATCCTTTACTTTGGAAACGGCGAACACACCAGCGACAGACGCGCCTATCTTCTTCATGGCCTCGTCTATCCTGTCGCCCTCCTGTTCGGCAGACGTTCCTATCCCTTGCAGGATGTTCCGCGCTTCCGCTGCTTCCGCACGTAACTGGCTGTTGTCAAGCCCTGTGCCGTAGTATATGCGTCCGTTATCGTTTTCCATCAGTCTATGCTATCAAAAAATTGCCTAACCTTTTCCTTGTTCCGTGGGTCATCGGCCTTGATGAACTCCTCTTTTCTTGGTTTCCTGCTTCTTCCGCCCGTGCCTTTGTCTTTCGTGTGGTATGACGGCAATACAGCTCCATACATTACCATGTTGGCGTAGCTCATATCGTAAAGCACGTAATCAATCGGAAGCCCGTATGCCTTGACCGTTCCTGCGACTATACCCCAGATGCTGTCGCTCCAGTTTCCACTTTCGTCGGTCGCAGAAGATTTATCTCTATCAGGAAAGTGGTAAGCCCGAAAAAATCCCCTATCTCCATTTTGTGGAGCAATGCCCCGACAATCATGTTGAGCGTTTTCGGCGAATAAGTGTATAGAAGTTCCTGTGCAAGTTCGGCCTTTCGGTCGATTATCCGCTCTTCCTCTACCCACTTGTAGCGTTTGAAAAGCCCCCACAGGTAGCGTTTCTCGCGTTTCTCGCGCACTTTCTTAACCTCCGTAAGGTTTCTCGCGCCAAGTATCATTATTGCCGCCACTTCGCCTAACGCCTTGCAGTCCTTTGCAATCGAAAGGCTTTCTTCAACTACCTTTTGTGGGTCGAGTACGGTTTTGGGCATACGGGAAACGGCCTCGGATGCAAGTATCAATGTTGCCGTGGTCGGAGGTGCTATCTCGTATGTCCTTTCGCCTATTGTTATCTCACCAGCCTTTTGCAGAATGGTGTCGGCTACTTTCTCTTCAATTGTCTTTCTCTCCATTTCGGGTAAATTATAATTGTAGGGAGTGCGGACTTGAACCGCTTTCGAGCCATCGGTGTAATTCCGACCTCTCTCCCCCAGCACAAGGTGCTTTATCCACCTCAATGCAGATGTACGTTAAGGTTGTTGAACCTAAAAGCCCCGTTTTGGGTAAGGCGTATAGACTGGGGGCTTATCAACCTTACGCCCCCAGTCAGTCCGACACTGCTTTCGTGTATGGCTTGACGGTCTTTCCTGATGCAGGCTTCAAGCAACGTACAACATAGTGCCGCATCTTTCCATCCGCCGTAGTGAAGCTGTCCTCAACACGTATAATCGACCTGTCGATTTGGAAGCCTTCACACTCCTCATCTTCGGGTGTGTAACGTATTGCGTACTCGCCTGATATTACGCCGTCGTTGTCCTCGAAAGGTGCGTCTACGCCTTTCTTGACAAACAAGTCGAACTCCAACTGGTATGTATTCTTCGCATACCTTACGTCAACGAGCGTTCCGCCCTCTTCAAGAGCGGTTGTTTCCGTTCCTGCCGTGGTTGTCAGGTTGATAGTTCCGTCTTTCGGGATGTCGAATGCTTGCCAAGAAGGCCCAGGCTTTCCGCCCGTGGACTTCGACCACTCCATTACACCCATACCCCATGATAATACTGACATAGCTTTATGGATTTAATTGTTAGTTTTTTGTTTAATTCTCACTGGTCGTAATCGTCGCCGAAATACTTGTACTTCAAGCAAACGACTACGTAATGTTGGTTTATGTCCTCAGCTTCTTCTGTGCAGATGGTCTGTTGCAGCTTGAACTTATAGCAAGACACTGCGGCTGTAAGGCTATCTACCCACTGCTGCGCGAGGCGTTCCACTTCTTCCAGCCGCTGGCCGTCCTCAACCCAAATGCCGTTTCCGTATGGGTCTGTGTCGGGTACATATATATGTATCGTAACAACCCCTGTTTGGATTTGGTCGGCAAGTCCAGCCGTGAATATCACGACCGCATCCTCTTTGCGGCTGTCGCGTGGCCTCATGCCCTTTCGATAGACCTCGCCCGTTATCTGTTCGTGCAGGGTGCTATCCATCAACAGGCGGTAAATGTCGCCTTGTATCTGCTTCGATGTCTTTGCCATTCTTTTACTTAAATCCGAGTTGCTTCAACATATACGGAACAATGCGGTCTGCCGTAAGTTCCGAGCTGTCGAGGACATCATAACCCCTGTTCTTGACGTGTACGGCATAGTCCATCCCTGCAACCACTATCAGGCAGATGCCTTTTGGGAAACGTCTTACAAGCTGCTTTGCGAACGCTGCACCCTGCTTCGACCCATCCCCACCTTTCTTTACGGTTTCAAAGTCACTTTGATTGACTATCCTGCCATCAACGGTTACAACGTAGCCTATGCTGCTGCGTAGGTTTCCCGTTTGGTCTTTGTAGGAATTGGTGGAACGGGCGACATTCAAACATAATTCACCACAGTACGTAAGCGTCCGTATCACGGCCTGTTCAAGACCTTTCAATTTCTGCTCCGTGTATCTGTCGATTTCCGACATCGGGGTTATCTGTCTGATAGGCATACTTCGTTCCTCCTATACAAATATCCTCAACTGGCAAACTGCCTCCAACGGCTCTATCTGCATGATGGAAAACTCCCCAAGCTCCTTTCCTGCCAAGTCTTTCAGCCTAACCTGTTCAACGCCCTCAAACGGCTGCTCCTCAATCAATATCGAGAAATGCGCCACGGTGAAATGTTCACCGTTTACCTTTCCGAGCTTGTCGTATTTGTTGGCCGTCCACTGGCATGGTATCGGGTCGCTCCACGAAAATGTCGGGTCTTTGGCGTAGCCCGTTTCGGGGTCTATGCCGCCACCCGTCTTTTCTTTTGCCTCGATAGTGCCGTTTGGAATAATCATATCCTATTGCCTTTGTAGCCATAAATCGGTTTCGGCGTTCCCGTTTCATCCGCCGCGTCGTATTCCCCATACAAGCTATTGGCGCGGTTGCGGAACTGCTTGCGCTGCTCGTCTGTAAAGGAATAGTTCTGCCCACCCTGCGAAACGTCGGGTGCTATTGATAGCCACAGCAGCAAGTCTGCAATGGCAAGGTTGAACGCCTTGCTTTTCAATACTTCCAGCGTGGCCTCTGCTGTAAGCTCCAAGCCTCTTTTGTCCGCTACGGTCGTTACCGTCCGCAACGGGATAGGGAATGAGCTTATGCCTTTCAGTGCTTCAAGAACGGTGTTTGCCATTTCACGTCAATGTTTGTTATTCCCAATCCTTTGCGTCCGTGCGAACGTACAGGTTGCGGTAGGCAGTATCGAATACTGGCACTGCATCCGCTTGCCCAATCGTCACCTCGCTCTTTGGCTCGATTGTGCCATACTTCTTGATAACGGTGTGTGCGCGTTCCGCACGTAGGATTAGCTCGTCATTCTCCTGCAATACGTCGTACTGCGTAGTTCCCAGTCGCTCCGTTTCCGAGATTATCATACGGCTGTTCTCAAACGGGTTGCCCGATGTCTGCGTTCCGTCCGTGAACTCGCGCGTGATGTCTTGGTCGATGACCCTAAGCTGAATGCCGTTGAGCCATGCCTGACGTGCGAGCATGGAGTTAATCTGCGTGAGGTCGGGTGTCTGCGATATGCCCAGTGCGTTTGACGCAAACGAGGCACAAGCCTTGATGATTTGGTCTGCCGACGCAATCTTGTACAGTTCGTCGAGGTTAATGAACGCAAACTTTGGATTAAGACCCTTTGACTTCGCCAAATTGATGAACGTACGTAAGTCACCGATTATGTCAGCCGTAGCCTTGTTGTTCCAGTCGACGGTTGTCTTGACTTTCATATCTTCGTCCACGTCATAGTCCAAATCGAACTCGTTGGCGTATGTCGCATTCGTGGTCGTTGTGAACGCCAACTTTCCAGCGTTTGAAGATAGCTTCCATGCGATGAACTCCAACTCCGACTGAACGCCGACGAAACAGAAGTCAACGTCATCGCCCCAGTATTGTACGAGCTTCGTAGCGTCATCGTCCTGTGCGAATGCGAGCGCGGTCTGATACTCCTTTATCTCCGAGCGGCTCAGCTCACGCGAAATGCTGATAAACGGGATGTCGCCCTTTGCGCTCTCGAATATCGGACGCCGCTTGCGGAGTATCGTGCCATTGTCAGAGTGCAGGTCTGCGGCAACATTCTTTTTGGCCAGCTGGTTGCTCAACGTGCGCCAAATGAAGCCGTTGACTTTCTTCACAGGGAAGTACGTGCCGAACGTGAATGGCTTCGCGTCCGCCGTGTTCAACCGCGCCTGCACCATCTGCTGTGTAAGCCCATGAATGAGCGTGTTTACTATTGTTCCTGCCATGATGATAGCGTTTTACGTTAATAATTGATGATGCCTTTCAGGTGTTCCGCAATGCAGTCGGGCAGCGGATTTCCCTTTGTTACGGCAATGAGCCATGCGTCGGTGTCGATGTTGCCGCCCTTTTCCACCACCTTGCCTGTTCCGACAATGGTCTGCGGAACGTACTTCAACGCCGACGATGTGTCTGCCGACTGCGCGGCTGCTTCAATGATGAAGCCGTCCTTAGCGACAGCACCGATGGCCGTGCCTATCGTAATCGTGTCGTAGGTCTTGCTTGACGTGGTGTCTATCGCCGTGATAGCATACGCCTTTCCGCCAACATCCGACATGATGAAATTGCCGACGGCGAAATTGTGAAATTTGGCGACCTTGATTTGAGTATCGCTTGCTCTGACTTGCGCAACTACCTGTGCAATCTTGACTACATGGCAGATGCCCTTTTCGTCGGCTGCGCTCAAAACTGCGCCCTCACGGATATAGTCGCCGCCAAGGTCGGAAGAATAGACAGACACGCCGCCCCTGATGTCGGCGACCTTGTGCATGATAACGCGAGGCGTTCTTGTGTCTCGGTTTCTTTTCACTGTCATTCCCATCTTTCTATGGTTTTGAATTGTTAGACATTAGAACGGCTGTCCGTCCGAGGTCGGCTTGCTGTCGCGGTGTGCGATAGCTGCTTCCTGCTCTTTGGTCAATGTTCCGTCCTGATTACCCTGATTGCCCGTTGCGGACGGGCGACCGAATACAGCCCCTCTCTGCGCCGTCGATTTCACTATGCCGTCAACTTCCTTTGTAATATCACCAATCAGGGTGTTAAACTCATCATCGGTGATGTTGTCAACAGGCGTGCGCTCGTAGGCTTTCCGCAGGTTTTCGGGAAGTTTCCCTATTACCTCGTTGAGTTGCTGTTTGCGTGTCGAGGTCGTGCGCTCCGTTTCCATCTTGGCTATCCGCTCGCTCAACGCCTTGTTGGTGTCGATGAGTGTCTTTGCCCACGCTGGAACTTGCTCTGCTCCCTCGCCTGCGCCCTCGTTCTGCTTGGTTTCAGTACCATGCTCACCGCCTGTACCGCCCCCGTTTTCGAGCTTTACGCCGTCTTTCAGGCCGTAACGCAGCTCGTAGTTGTGGACTGCTGTCTGCTGTGCCTCTGTTGCCCTACTATCACCGTAGCTCTCGATGATGTCGATGAACTCCTGCGTCACCCCTGCCACGGCAGTTGTGACCTGTTCGGCAGTCGTTACAGTCTTGGCGAGCTTGTCGGCAATCCTGTTCAGCACGTTTGCATTGACCCCCGGAAATTTGGCTTTCAATGCCTCGAATAACTCTTTTCTCATAATGTCAACTAATTAGTTTATGCAAAGATAACGAATTTCAGCTCAAAATGATTATATTATAAGCGAAATTTGCAATTTTTATTTTGATGTTTCCACTTTTGAAATCTGTCGATTTTGTGACAATCAACAAAAAAGTTTAGAAAAAACTGCGAATTTATTTTGTTATTTGAAAATAACGCATTACCTTTGCGGTGTGATTACGAAATAATCACTTTCACAACAACAAAAAAATAGAGCTGATATGAAAAAGAATAGCGTTTTGAATTACACAACAAGTTGCATCAACCACAACTTCCGTATTAAGGTTTACGGCGTTGACAACGAGGGTCGTAAAATTAACAAGCTCGTCGGTGTCGCTGGTATTGTCGCCCTCGTCGGTGTTGACATGCTGAACAAGCTGCTCAAACGCGCTTTCAACTGCCTGCTAGACAAATGTGTCTGCAAGCTCCGTCGCGGTCTTCAAGTTTCGTTTTACGTCAAATAATCAGGAGGAATAATTATGAAAGCATTTAGAACACTCTCAAAGGTTTCAAGAGAACGCGCGATACAAATCGCCGCCAACCACAACTGCGTTTCCAAGGAAATAGCAATGAAGTACACCGACAGCGAGCTGAAAGAAGTCCTGCGGCAGTTAAAACTTAAAGCAAATTTTTAAGGTTATGGAAACTGATATGACAAAATACATCCAGCGCATACGGGAAAAACATCCTGACGCTGTTATCCTGTTTCGCCGTGGCGACTTTTACACCATGCTCGGAAAGGATGCGCACATCGCCCATTCCGTCCTTGGCTTGCAAGTTGAGCCACTGACAATAATTGGCAGGGCTTCTTTTGTGACTTCGAGCTTTCGTTTCTGTGAGCTTGATTACTTCCTGCCGAAACTCGTTCGTGCAGGCTTCCGCGTTGCAATCTGTGATTTACCGAATGTTTAATTATTAAATACCACAACAACAATGAGTAACGATGATGTAAATGCCGCTATGCTGGTCGTAGCGAAAGAACTTGCCGAAAAGCTCGGCTACATTGACTTGGGTCGTACCGTTCTTGATGCCAGCCGCAGCTGGTTTTGGGCTAACCGCTTTATCGCAGCGACCTCAAAAAATCCTGTGCGCGTTGTCTCGCACAAGTACATCCTGCCTTTGTGGGAGGACGAAATCGACGAGAATAAACGCCGCCCGAAAATCGAAATCGACATGCACTGGGGAAATCCCCGTCTTAGCGTCGATTTGCCTAACGGTACTTTCGCCTGTCTGACCTACAAGGACGGTATCTGTTCAGAGGCTCAGGCATTCGGAGACAAGGGTATTGCTTTCGCCCTTTCCCTGAAAGAAAGCATAGAATACTATCTGAAAATCTTTTAATCCACAACAACAATGAATACAGAATTTGAATTTGCTCCCAACTGGGACAACGACGGTGTCTTGGAATACAAAAACGCAAAGACCCTCAAACGCTACCGCGAACTCCGCGACGAGCAATCGCACGTCGATGTAAAGAAGTTCGACGTGTTTTTCGCTTTCTCCAACGAGCAGTTCGCCGAGGGCTTGAAGTCCATCCGCCCTTTGGCTGATGGAGAGAAGCTCGTGCGTATCGGTGGCGGCGGCTTCGGAACTAAGGACGGTGCCAAACGGCTGTTCGAGTTCTACGAAAGCATCGACGAGAAAATCAAGTCCGAATGCGACCCGCAGGAGGTGTACGTTTATGAATACAACAACCATGAGTGTTGCATCGCGTGGGACGGCGACCTTGAAGCAATAAAGATTGTGCTTTCCCTCTTTGGCGAGGAAGCGGCTCGGAAGATAAAGCGCCACCGCGCCTCCATGACCGTTGACAACCTTGTCCGCAAGCCTATCAAAGTCGCTGGGCTGTACTTCGACTACAACGGCGAAAAGAAGCAGCCCTCCAACGTTTGGTTTTCCGACATCGAGAGCGAGGTGTCGCGCCGTGGCTTGTGCCATTGCATGTACGACAACGTCCTGTACACCGTCTGCCTCCCAAGCGGCGAGCCTTACCGCAACTCCGAGCTGGCTGGTCTTACCGCAAGCTATGACGAGGGGACAATCTTCAACTACCGCAAGGAATAACGTAAAATAGACAGCGCAGACGGAAGATTTACCTACGAGGTGGGTACTTCTCCGTCTGCAACATTTAAGACAACGAGGCACAAGAAATGAAAAAATTAACTACACTTTCCGCTGCATCCCTGATAAAGGTACAGTTTTTCCACCCCAAGGAGGGTGGCGCGACGGAGTTCTACTTTGGGTCGCTCGCGGCCATCTACGAGATGTTCGACCCTGCCGAGATTGGCTGTCGGCTCGAAGCCCTGTGGGCTGCGAACATTGACGAGGCGCACCCCAAGGCAACCCGTTTGTGTGTAATCTCCAAGCACGTTTTGTATCGTAAATTACAGAAAAAGAAGTAAATTTGCAACATGGAGTACGATTTTTACAAAAACAACGACGGCGACACCATCTTTTGGGTGGATAATGTCGATAACATCGGCGAGTTCCTGTTTTCTTTCGACAAGAAGAAAATATACAACCTTTTCGCCGACTATCCGCACAACCTCACGGAGGAAGAAAGGCGGATTTTCGACAAGGAAAATCCGTACTGGCGTGACTTCTTCAAAGACAGGCAATAGCCTACCTTGTCGTTCCGCTCTTTCCTTTCCTCTGTTTGTCTTTTGCTGTGTTGATGTAGCCCAGCATTCGCCTGAATCCGCTATCCTTGCGCAACAGGTCTATGTCAATAATGCAGTCCCTTGTCTCGCACTTTGTGCCATACACGGTGTGAGATTTTTTTGCGGCAAACCTGCGTTTCAGCACATTTTCATCCAAAGGCTTGAAGCCATTGACGTATGGCGATTGAAGCTCCAAGTACTCAAAGCCCGTTTCCGTCCGTCTTACAATGGCCGCGTGTGAGCCGCACGTGAAGTAATACTCTTTGCCCCTCTGCGTCAATTTGAGCAAGTCTTTCGCTTTCTTGTAGTCGTTGGTATGCTTCGCAACCGTGCCGCCGACCTTTTCTGCAATGGACATGATGTTTCCCGTCCGTGAAAAGAAACTTTGGCTTACGCCGCCCCTGAAATCAAGAACATTAAAACCACACCTGTTTCCTGCGTAGGCGAACGCCAACGAGGAGCAAGAGCCTGTTGTCAAATCTCCACCGCTGACCCTGCTAATTATCTCATCTTCCGTGAGCGTCTTTGACAGCTCGGACACGGCAAGGTATTCAACGCTCGCTTTCTCGGCTAACTGCATGACTTCCTCTAACTGGGTCGGCGTAGTCGCTTTTGCCGTGCGTTCCACATACTTGGCATTGTCGCGTATGAAATACGGCAAGGACTTTGCCGCCGTCATGCGTTCCCTGTTTGCCTCCACCCAGTCCGTGAATGCCTGCGGCACATCCGCGACCGTGTTCACGCTTGTTTCGGTTGGCTTTCCGCCCTCCATGATGCGCCTGTTGTCGGCAATCAGCTCGTCAGGCGTTTTCAGTACCGTTTCCACATGGCAACGGCAATGCGGATGCCACCCCGTAAACTTGAAGTCCTTTGGGTAGCGGCCTTTGAGGTCATCGCAGATGTCGGGTTCGGGATGATTGTTGCTCAACTTTATCTCAATCCCAACAACGAAGTCGAACTGCTGCCACCGCTCGTAGTCTGCCGTCCTATACGCTATGTTCGTTTCGGTCGCGGCCAGCCGTCGAGCGTTCTTATAAGAGCTTCGGTAAACACCCCTCCCAGGATGGTATGCCCTTGCCCTCTGCGAGAGTACGAGTTGCCCGTGCTTGTTCCTTACCCTCCGAAACAGCTTGTCAGGATGCTGCAAGTAGCTGCGCAAATCGCGGCTCAGTTCGTCTGCCGAACGTCCGCTGCGGATGCCGAGGTCAAGCCCCAGTTCTATCTCATCTTTGAACTGGTTCGTGTATTTCCACACCCTGTCAGACAGTCCGAGGCCGTCCGTCTTTCGCTTGATGAATGCGTCACGCGCCGCCCCGTTGGTGCTGAAATATCGGCGTTCCTGCTCCTTTGTCAGCTTGCCGACATTGTCACCGAACACCTGCCTTGCCAGTTCGTCGTTCTTCTGGTTGGCAAGCGTCCATTCGCTCCGTATGCCGTTCACTATGACGGCCATAATGCCCGTTTGCAGGTCGCTGAGGAGCTTTTCTATCTTCTTCCGTGTATTGGGATAGTCGGAGAAAGAAAACAGCCTGTCGGGGTTGAAATCCTTGATAGAAACGCCGAGTGCCGCCGCTTCTTTTGCCGCCGCCCTGTATATCGCATCTACCTGACGCTCGTATGCAGCTTGGTTGCGCCAGTGCTGGCTGTCGTATTTGTTCATCTTAGCCATTGCCTGCCTCCTTTCGTTTGATGAAGTTTTCGCATTGAGGGTCTTTCAGGAACTTGCACCATTTCCCCTCCGTGTAGTGTTTGCATCTGCACAAGATAAGGCTTCCGTCAAGAGCTTTGCTGCACCACCCGTAGCTGTTGGCGCAGTCGCGGCAAGTGTATTTTGGCCGTTCAGCCGTTTTCTTTCCCCGTCTTTCCATTCCTGCTTATTCGGTCGGCTCGAATATGTCGGACACATTTTGTTCCCGTATCTCCTGCAATGTCTTGTCAACATCGTCAGACCATCCAAGCTGCTCTATCGACTCGCGCTGCGAAATGATGGGTTCGCCTCCGTTGGCTGCAAGGAGCTTGTCGATGGTGTCCTTTTCGTCTGTAATCGTAAACGGCGTTATCTGCACCTCTACATTCAGCGCGTCGATGTCGGCTGCGTAGCTGTCTCCGAGCATGACTTTCAAGAACTGCTTGACAACGTTCACCTCGCGGTCAAAGAACTCAATGAGCCGTCCGCTTTCGTCTTTCACTTTCAGTTGCGCGTCGATAAAGAGCTGTTTCCTGCTTTCGCCCGACAATGCCTGTTGCGACATCTTCTCATAGCTCCAGTCGGGCAGCTGCAACTGCGTGAAGAAAAGGTTGCGTAGCTCATTCACGTAGAACTTCAAGTTTTCTACGGCCTGCTGCCACGTGACATACTCCGCCTTTCCGTTGGCTGGATATTGAGCCACGGCCTTAAATTCCTTGTCGGGGCTTTTTTCCTTTCCGTAGCCAACTTCCTCATCCGCGAATACCACAAACAACGGCTTCGAGTTCTCGCGCAGATAGTTCCCGTTACGGCTCAATGCCCATTCTATCTCATAAACTATCCGTGACGTATCTTCCCATATCGGCGTGGGGCGGTACATATAAATGCACGGTATCTTCTGCAAAGTTATCGGCTCATCCTCCACGACCTCCCAGTCGCCGTTCTGCGTACTCCACTTTATATGGCGCGTGGCCGTATAACAGTCGAAATACTGCACAATCTTTCGGGCATTCCTGCGCGTGTAAGCTACCGACATCGCTACCATGTCGCCGTACTCATCAAACAACGGGTAAAGCTCATCGCCGAACATCGGCGAAAAGTTCCTGCAACGCAATTTCAGGTCGGAGTTGAAGCCGTAAGCGGTGTGCCGCTGCTCCACTGCGTACCATAGCGTCATCACCTCGCACCCTGCGAACAACATGTTGCACCGCTCGATGTTCACGCTGTCGATGCGGTTTTTCATAAAAATCTTTTCGAGGTACGTGGCCACCTCCTTTTGCCGCTCGTTTTCGGGCTGGTAAACACGCTTCACTGGTATGCCCGTGACAAGCTCCGTCATGCGCTTTACGGCGAGCCGCTGCAAGTCGCACGTTACCCGTGTCACTGGCTGGAAGCCGTCCGCGTTCACAATGTCAGGGTACTTCGCCTTGTTCATCACTGGGTGCTTGGTCGGGTCGTACTGCCGCACCAATCCCTCACGGCCTGTCCACATCGGCACGTTGATTGTCTTTTCTTTCAGAGCGGCTATCTTCTGCGCCGCCGTGCCTTCTGAATTGAGTATTTCTTCAATCGTCATAGCTCTTGAATATTTTGATGTCAAATGTTGCCATTTTGCGGAATATTTTGCCGCCCTTTGTTACCGCCCAATCATTCGGGCGAGCCTGTCGAGGTCTATCCTCTTGTTCGTCCGTATCGGGTAGAACGTATTGGCCAGCGCGTCGAACTTGTCGGGGCTTCTGCCCAGCCGTTCCTTGATGTCCTCTTTCGGCTCAATGAAGATGCGCCCGTCAGAGCGGAACGACCACTTTATTTCCGTCGCTTCCTCATCAAACTGCGTATCAGGCGGCAACATCGCCCCCGTGTCATTCTTCGGGTTCAGCCAGTCGCGGACGCACCAAAACAGATACGCCCTCATGTTGATAAACTCGTACTGCCCCGTAACGTCCGTGAGCGGCTTTCCGTTGTGGCCTTTTGCCGCCTCGCTGTACTTGCAGCTGATGATGTAGTCCTTTTCGTCAACCTCGATGCAGCGGCTGTAAACGCCTGCACCCTCGCCGATGGTGTCTATGCTGACATACGCCTCAATCTGCCTGCGCCTGTATGCTGCTATCTGCCCTGCAATCTTCATGTGGTCTGCCGACCCTCCGCTGTTGTGTGCGCGGAATTCCGACACCCACGCGCCCTTTCGCTCTACGAAGCAGGTGCAGTCGCGACCCATTCCTGCCACGTCAACGCCCAGCATACGTATTTCCTGCCTAAGCGGCTCTCGCCCGTTGACCTGTTCCCAACGCTGATGCGCCAGTTCAAGCCATTGCGCGGGAATGAGGATGTCATCGGACACTTTCGGGAACTGCCCAAGGACTTTCTTCCGAAACAAATCTTCGGGGCGATACCACTGCCCCTCAAACTCGAAATCGTCCATTTCCGCCTGCACCTCATCAGCCGTTATCCGCGTACACCAGTTTTCCAGCTTGTCTTTCACCCAGTCGTAATCCACTTGGCCGGGATATAGCAGCTTGTGCTGTACAACGTTCGGGGCTGTGAGGCTGTTCAGGCAGAACCGCATCCACCGTGCGGACTTCTGCGACCTTGCCGCATACCCGACAACCGTGTTAGGGTTGAACACAAGCACTATGCGCGAGTTGCCCTGCAAGTTTCCCTCAATGGCCGCGAATGTGTCATCGCTGATACCCGTCGCCTCCGTCACAATGAACATCGTGTTGACGGCGTGGAAGCCCGACCATGCCTCGTGGTTGTGTTCGTCTGCCTTGAAGCCCGTCAAAAACCACTCCTCATTGTCCGTGCGGATGTCGTATGCCGTCAGCCTCCCAGGAAGCACAAAGCCCCTTTTCTTGGCCTTGTTGAACAGGCGGCTGATTTCAGGCATCATAATGTTCTTGACCTGACGGTCGGTCGGTGCTGTCAGTGCTACCTTGGTGTTCTCGACAAGCTCACCCCGTTTGTTCCAGCGCGGCGTGAGGTACAGAAAAGATACGGCGATGCAAGCGGCCACGAAGTCCTTGCCCCGTGCCGTTCCGCTGCGCACCGAAACACGTTTGTTCCTCTGCACCGCCGCAACGATTGCCTGCTGTTCAGGGTCGAGCGTAACGCCCAGTGCCTCCTTAATGAACTTGTTCCAGTCGCTCCGCCATGATTGGAAGAGCTTGTCAGCGTTCCTGCGTACCGTTTCGTCATTCTTCCTCATCTATTACGCCAGTCTGCATCAACAGGTTTGCAAACGACAAGTCACCCGTAATCTCCTTTTTATCGGGGCTGTACAGCCCGAGCAACTTGCGCCGCTCTATCAGCAATTTGTGTATCAACTCCAAATAACGTGGGTCGCCGCACGGGCTGACATTTTCCGCCGTCTGCTCCATTTTGAGCGTAACGACACCGCCGCCACCCTTACCCTCATCGTCGGGGTTCGGAACGCCTATCTGTTTCGCCCTGCGTTTTTCATATTCCTGCTTGGACTTTTCCCACGCCTCCCACGCCTCCTTTATGAGGTCATCTATGCGTTCCAGTTCCAGTTGCAGGGCGTAGTCCGTGTTGTCAATCCGCGCCTCCCTCCATTCGGCAAGAAGCCTCTCCACGTCCTTTTTTACCGTGCGCAACGAATACGACTGCAAGTCCAGCCGCGCCATCACCTCCTCACGCATCTCTCGGTAGGAGTAACCGCGCTTGTACAGGCGGCTGATAATATCCATGCGGATTATCTGCGCCTGTCGGTAGTCTTTCATGCTTGTCTTTTTCGCGTAACTCATACGTCAAAACCTTGCGCCGTTAAACTTGTACACGATGTTTCCCTCAGCGTCCTTTTTCGATGGTACAAGTGCGCCCTCGAACAGCTTGTACGGACTTTGGCCTGCCTGCGGATTGTTCCACAGCCAGTGCATATAGTCCGCCATCGTCATGCCGTAGAACTTCGCCAGTCGCTCGCTGCTGTTGCAGTTGAAGCCCTGCGCCCTCGACCATTCAAACGACGACACGAGCTTTTCTATGTCGCCGCGCACGTCGTTCCATTCCACCTCTCCCGACGGCCTTTCCTTGGCTATCTGTAACGCCTCGCACCATTGGCCGCGCGAGTAGTTCCATGTTGGCGGCAACCCACAGCAAGAGCCGTTGCAGCACAATTCCTTGAAATGCGCGTCCGATATGTAGAAACGCATCCCCAGTTCGTCTGCGAGGTGCTTCATCTTCTCGAAAAATGGCCGCTTGGCTTTCCTGTTCAGGCGCAAATAGCCCGACGATACGCTGTAACGCCTGTAAAAGGCCATCACGTCGAATCCTGCCAGTTTGTTTATTGTCGGCATGAACTCTTTTAGCGTCGGGCTGCGCTGCTCCACGCAAAGGAACTCCGTACTCATGGCCGTTGCTCCATTCTCATGCGCCTGCCGTATCAGTTGCAGGTACGACGGCGTGGATATGCCGATGATGAATGGCCGTAGGCGCAATGTCGCTCCGCCTGCATCCGCCTCCGCTATCCTGCGTATGGCTTCCAGCCGTTCCTGCGGTGTCGGCACACCCCGTTCTATCACGTGCGCCTTGTGTTCGTCAAGCGTGATAATCGAAAATTTGAAGTTCCAGTTTTTCTGCCCACGGATAAGCTCCATGTAACGCTCATCCTGCGTAAACCACGTGGCCTTTGTCGAGAAGCACAGAGGGTAGTTTATCTCCTTGAAGAAGCGCAACAACTCCAACGTGACGCCGCGCTGCCTCTCGAACCCGTCGAACTGGTCGCTCAATCCGCCCCACTGCATCACCTTGCGCTCTTTGATGTACTCTTTGAACTGCCCTGCGTGATTGTCAGGGTCGGTAAACATTTTCTTGATTTTCTCCACGTTCACCGCCTTGACTTCCTTGTGCAGGTACGCTTCCTTGCTGTCTCCCACGCCTCGTTGGAACTGCGAGAAGCAATACATACAGCCGAATGAGCAGTTGCTGTACGTGTCGAACGTCATCGGCATGGAGCAATCCGCTATCTCGTTACTCCAACGTGGCGAGCTGTAATATCCTGTTGACATAAGCTATAAATCAAAAATTGAATGTTTTATTTTCTGCGTCTTTCCGACGTAACGTAATTCGTTTTTCCTGCGTGCGTGCGGCTTTACAAGGTCGGGGTACATTGCCAGCAACCTGCCTGTGCATTCCGCGTTCCTGCGGTCGCCCTCGCTGTTCCATTCTGCATGGCAGCCTCCTTTCGTGTGCAGCGTCGATGTAAGGCAAACATCGTTGAAACGTATAGTCCTACCTCCTGACGCAATGGTGCGTAGCGTAATCTCCCAGTCCTCTTTCAGCGGCTGGTCTGCGTCGAACATCTGCTTTGCAGGGTCTGTAATCCCCATAAAGCAACCTATCAGGAACAAGTTTGTCGATATGCTCCGCTCCATGTAGAATGTGTTTGCTACTGGTGCAACTCCCCATATTGACGCGCCCATTCTGTCAGCGAGGAAATAAGCCGCTTTCACGAAGTAGTCCATTTCCTCACGCTTCTTTATCGGGCGCAGCTTGTTTCCCTGCATTACATTTACCGCCCTTACCTTGTCGCTACACATGACGGTGCGTGTATTCCCGCAGTTATCCCTTATGTACCGTAGTACCGTATTCTTGTTTTCGCTGACATTGTGTCCGTCGTTGAATATGATTGTGGCTATTTCTCCGTACTTCTCGCTGTACTTTTCATAGTCCGTAGGGGTTTGTGTCGCCAATATGATTTCATCGCGTCTGTACCCCATTTCCGACAGCATGGCGAGCATAGGTTGCCTGTCAGCGCGGTCGTAACTGGCTATTCCCCAATAAAAGCTCGGCTTATCCATTTGCAATCCTCCCTCTAAGTTCCGTTGACGAAAGCCCGTGGCGGCGGTGCGTGTACATGATGCGTATGCCGTACTGCTCGCACGTGGCCTTGCCCGTGAAATCCTTTCCGATGTAGTCCTCACCGACGAAACGCACGTCTATCTTCGGGCTAAGCATCCGCAACGCGAGGTCGAGGTCAGCTTCGCTTCCGAGGGCGACAACCCTGTCAACGCCCTTGCATTGCTCCAACTGGTAGAAGCGTTCAAACAAGCTCTGCACTGGCACGTTCTTTCCGACCCTATCCTGCGTTCCTGCCATCACCCCGACTATGAGGTAATCGCAGTGCAGCCTGCACTCCTGTATCATTGCCACATGGCCAGCATGGAAAAGGTCGCCGACCACTGACGTAAATCCGACAATCTTTCTATCCTCCATAAACCCTCCTGTAATACGTTTCAAGTTGCTTTTCTTGCTGCTGCTTTCCGAGCTTTCGTGCGTAGTACCAAACTCGTATGATGTGGCTTTCTTCGGCGAGCTTTACCGCTTTCATCAGCTCCTTTGAGCCTACGAGCCTGTCAAGTGTCAATACGAGAGTAGCAGAGTGCGCGGTGTTTTCCAGCACTTCATCGAGTATATTCAGCGAGGCGCGTAACTTGGCCGCGTCCAATATCCAGCTTTCCATGCCCTGCTTCGGGCTTGGGTCGATAAACGCATAACCGCTCCCGTAGCTGATGATGTTTTGCAGCGACAAATCACCGTGGCAAAACGTGCGCCGTTTCAACGGCTCGCACTTGCGCAATCTTTCCCCGATGTCCGTTTTCAGACCGACCGATGCTGCCCTGCTTTCAACATACTTGGCGTATGCGTCGAGGTCGTTTTCTCCGTCGAGCGTCCTTTCCCACACCAGTACACTCATGATGTCCGAAATAAGTCCGTGGTTAACCGCCTTTACGCCCGACACGCCGTTTATGTATTTCATGTACAGCTTTCCGAGCGTAACCGAATACACCTGTGGAACGGTGATGAAACACGGTATGTCGTACCTGTCGTGGTAATGTTCCGCCGCCGCCCTGTACCATTCGGCCTGCGTATTGACGTTGTCGGCCTCCTTGATGACAACGTTTCCGATGCGCGTCACCTTTGCGCCTGAAAATCCGTGGAACTGCTGTATCTCTGCCTGTTCGTAATCCTCTGCCGTCATCGCCTTGTCATCCACATACAGGTCGGCGAGCGGTTTCCCGAAGATTATCCCGTCAACCTTTATGCCGTGTTCCGACAACCACTTTTCGATTGTCGGGCGGTTCTTTTTCTCCGCCGCTTCGACATCCCCGTTACAACTGGACATACCTCGCGACGTGTTGACGATTATTTCCACATCGGGTAGTGTCTTCCTCATCTCGCGCATTTTGGAAACAACAGCGGAAATTTCGCTCGAATTAACGTAATCACGGTTTTGCGTCCTGCAAATCGTGTCATCCAAATCAAATACTATTCTCATGGTCGCTGTGGTTTAATAGTTCGCTTATGTTATACACAGCCTTGCTCGGCTGTGGAAGTCCTAATACCTGCTCTACCTCTGTCCTGCGCTCCCTCTCAAAGATTATGATGATGCGCTCTCGCTTGTCGGCCTCCACTGCGTCGGTGTTTCCATCACTGGCCGTTCCGCCGTCCATGCCCTCGAACGGGAAAGTTCCGCTCCATGGCGTTACGCACCATTCCTGCAAGTCCTCTTGGTCGAAGTTCCGCAGCATGTCGTAATCCCATTGCCCTGCGTGTACGTTGTCCTTGATCAAGAACTCCCTCTTGTCATCCTCTGAAAGTTCGGTTTCGCGTATGGCGTACAAATAAGGCGATTTGAGCCACTTTCTCCAAAAGTCGGCCAGTTGTTCCTGCTCACCCTTTACTTTGCGCTGAACGGAACGCAAAGTGCCAATTTCGGCCATTATTTCACTCTCCGACATCTCCGCTATGGCGGTCAGTGCCTTGTGGCGCATGTTTCCGCCCAGTATCAAGCCCGTTTCGTCGGCTATCACTGGCCGCACCTGCAACATCTTCGGGAACTCCAATATGCTCCTGACGAGCCGTTTCAGGTTTTCGGGCGTGATTGTGCGTGGGTTCGCCTCGTTCTGCCTCACATCGTGGAGCGGAACTTTCGTTATCCTGTCCTTATTCATCGCCTGCCTCCTCATTCCTCATTGCCACAAGTTCGTCTATCCGCCAGCATATCTTCTCAAACAGCCTTTCGGGGCTTACTCCGAGATGTTCGGCCAGCAGCTCCCTTTCGCTGCTCTCAAAGGTTATCGTAATGTAGTCGCACGGCGTGTTTTCCTCACCGTCGTACTTCGGCAAGTCATCGGGCGTAAGGTCTTGCCCCTCTATCTCAGGCGGCAACTGGCCGTCAAACGTCGGTAGCACATCGCCCGTACCGTCATCCTCGCTTGCGTCGGGTGCTGCCTGTTCGGGCGTTGCCGCCGTCGGTGTGCTGCCCAGTGGGGCGAACGCCGTGGGGTTCGTGTTCCAAACGTCCATTCCCCAGTCACCCAGTTGTGCGCTGTCCCATTTGTTTGCCAGCGCGTCGTAATCCCATTGGCCGAAGCTCGTATTGTCCTTGATGATGAACTGCCTGCGCTCATCTTCCGACAACTCGCTTGCGTCGATGATGTAGGCGGTCGGCTTTTCGAGCCATTCGCCCCACCACTGGAGCAGGGCTTGCCTTTCGCCCTCCGTCTTGCGCTGGTAGTCCGCCGAAGCGTGTAGCCGCTGGGCTATATCTTCGGGCGTGAGCTTCGCTATGTAGTTCAGGGCGTTGTTCCTCATGTTGCCTCCGAGTGCCTGCATCACGTTGTCAACCACGATGGGGCGTATCATCAGCATCTTCGGGAACACCAAAATCGATATGACGAGCTTCTGAAACTTGTCCTTTGCTATCGTTCGGGGGTTCTGCTTGTTGACCCTCACCTGCGACAGCTTTACTTGCTTGATTTTATCCAGTTCCATACGTGCAAACTTATCGGTTTATTGTTTTTCTGCAAATTTACAGCAAAATGTTTACATAATAATCGTTTACGGGCTAATTTATAGCATTTTTCACTTATTTCTGCACCGACTTAGCGAAAAACCTGCCCAAGTCCACGCCAACAACGCCGCGTCGCGCCCCTCTTGGTTCGTTCGGCCTGTTATTCCCGTGAACGCGGCCAGTTCCTCTTGCGTGATTTTGCCGTCCTTTCCTTTCCACAGGTTCACGCCTCCGACTTTCAGGGCGAGCGGCCTTACAAGCTCGTAGGGTATCTGCCAGTGCTGGCACATCTCGGCAATCTTCCGCCCTGTTTCGTGGTTGCGCCCTGCGTGGTTTCCCTTTGCCGCCGCCACCGCCCGTGTGTCCTTAGGCGCGAGGTGCCAGTTTGACTTGTTCAGCCATCCTGCCTCAATGATGACCCTGAATGTCCGCCCCGTGGTTTCCGCCCGTCGCTTTGCCCACATCAGGTAGTCCAGCAGGTCGGGAAATGCCAGTGTGGCTATTTCGAGCCTCCGCGTGTCGCATTCGAGGCTTGCCACTCCGCTTTTCTCAACGTCGGGGTCAATCCCGATTACCGTCTGTACTTTCGTTATCGTCCTTTTCATTCCCTGCGTCCGTTCTTTGTTCGTAGTCGATGTATATTCTCTCCACTGCGCCCGTCTCATCACGGGTAAAACGTATTCTCTCGATGTAGATGCCGCCTTGCTCAAACTGCTTGTTCATGGCGGCGATGAAATGTCTTATTTCCTCGATGTTCATTCCCTGCCTCCTTTCAGTAGTTCGGGATTGTCGTATGCGTTTCCTGCCACTTCAAAATTCTCAGGGTGGTAGAAATACATACCCGAATTGATTGCTCTTGAAAACGAACTCAGGTGCGTCATATACGACTTGAACAAGTTTCCCCGTACCTTGCTCTCTCAGTATGTCGCCCTCGTAGATTTCATTTCCGCACGCGTCAAGTAATCCTGTAAACTGGCCGACGGTATCGGGTATGACCTCTGCGCACAAGTCGTAGCCGCCATCTCTTTTGCCCTCGAACTCCTGTATCATTGCCTTGCTCCAGTCGGTAGCCTGCATCAGCCACCCGTACAGCCATACATCCTCATGTATACTCTTACCCCTGAATTTTATCTCCCGTTTCATAGTTCATTCGTTTTGTGTGTTTCAGTATATTCCCTTGCTGTTTCTCTCAATATCTTCAACAAGTCATATTTTTTTCTGAATTCCCTACCGTATTCTTCGTGTACGTTTTCATATTGTTTCATATAACCCTCTACGGTTGCATTCAGTACCTGCTCGAGGCTGCTATTCTTGAAGCAATACGGGCAAACGTAGAATACTCCGCCCTCGCTTGACGTGCTTATGTATTTTGCTCCGCTTATCGACCAAGGCAGATGGCAGATACCGCATACACTTTCTGTCGGGTGCAGGATTTGTAACGCTTCGGCAACAGACGGTAGCCTGAGTATTTCATCCCATTTCATTGCTCTGCCTCCTTTCTGCTTGATGAAGTTTTTCTACACTCGCGGAATTTCCGCGGAAAATCGGCGGAATTTTGCGGAAAATTTTCTGCACTTTCCGTGAGCTTCCCGTCGGGCAAAAGGTCTTTTAGATATGCCCATCCTCCTATGAACCTTGCGCCCCTCTCCCAGTACGGCAGTGCCTCTTTCACTTTCAACTGGTAAGACACATGGTTGCGTGCTATGCACTTCCTGACAAGTATCATTCGCCCTGTTTCAGGCTCTTCATCCGCGCTGTGCCAAACGCTGTTTATCCGCCAGTCTGCGCCAGCTATAAATCCGTTCTCACAGGCTACCTCTCCAATGTAATCGAGGCCAGTAGTATTAAGGGCGTGTTCCAACGCCGCTTTTTCAATCGTTTCTCTATCCATAGTCTTATTTTTGTTTTGAAGTAAAATGAGAAAATTTGAGGAAATTTTCCGATTTTTTCCTTTAATTTCCCTATTCGTCACGTGAATAAATTAGGCTGTATTCTGCGCAGCACCTTGTTTCTCGCGTCGCTGTAAAAGCCCTTGTTCACCTCGAAGCCGTAAGCCTTGCGCCCCATGTTGGCCGCTGCGAGCAGTGTAGTGCCGCTTCCAGCGCACGGGTCTATCACTACGTCGCCCTTGTCTGTGAATATGCCTATCAGGCGTTCGAGCAGCGGCACAGGCTTTTGCGTGGGATGTACTTTCGGCGTGCCGTTGTCCCTCGCCCAATCAAAGCAGTTGAATATCATCCGCCCGTCATTGTTGAACTTCGGAAGTTTCTCGCGGTAAAGCACAAGGCCGTATTCGCAGTTGCCGACAATCTTCATGTTGGCTTTTAGCACTTGTGCCGAGAAGTCTTTGCGGAATACAAGGTTGATGTAGTGGTTCAACCCGTATTTTCTGCCAAGCTCTATGAACTTGAATTGCTGCTCGAACTCGCAGAACATAACCATGCATGGTGACCTCCCTTTCTGCTTCGGCTCTTTGACAAGCATTTTCGAGCAGAAGTGCATGAACTCCGCAGGGCGGAATTCGCTGTCTGACGAAAAGAATTGCTTACCAGCCTTATCGCTTTCTCCGTTTCGGTTGTCACCGTCAACGTACCATGACGGGTTGCTGGCGTAAGCCTTGTTACCGAGGACATACGGAACATCGGTCAGGATGAGCTGCGCTTTCGGTATTCCGTAGACCTTGTAATTTTGGAAGCTATCATTGAATAGTTCAATATCTTTCATCGCCTTATCCAGTTTTTGATTTTGTTAATGTGTGTCGGCGGAACGTAGTAGTTGAACTCGCCCCGTTCTAATGCCGCTACCGCTTCGCGCAATTCTTGAATTGCTTTTGCGAATTTATCCCGTTCAAAATGGAACAAATCATCTTGCAATGGTTGGCTTTGCAGCTTCTTCAACTTCGCTTTCTTGGCGCGTAGCAGCGTCTTGGTCTTTTCCTCGATGTACTCTTGCCCCTGCTTCAATGTCTGTGCACAGATTGTCAGCTCGACTTTCAGCCGTGGGTTGTTGACCTTGACGATGGCGGCGAGGTAGTCGAAGTACCACCGCCACTGCTCGACGATCCACAATGGTAGCTTGTTTCGGTAGTAAATAACCTCCCTGTCGTTACAGCCCTTGCAAATGGTTATCTTCACGCATATTTGGTTGTGTATTCCCCATTTACCCATGTTGTAGCTGATTTAAGAGTTTTTGCCTCTCTGTGTTCAATCGTGCCATAAGCTCGGATTTTGCTTTTTGTAGACTATATCCCTAACCCTTGTAATCTCAGCGTCAACCGCCTTTTCGAGCGTCTTGCTCTCTGTGAGTGACGCGCTCGTTCGGGTCTTGAAGTATTCCTTTTGCTTCGCCCTCATCCGTTCAACGAGGAAAAAAATGCCTTTGCGTCCATATCTCTGTATCTTGGTTATAGTTTCCGTCTGTCCTTTCCCTTTATCTCGAAGTAATTGCACATCTCATGCAGTCGGCTTGCCACGCGGTCGCCGTATCTGTCGAGGAGCTTTTGCCCTCCCAGTTTCAGGTTGGAGGTTATCAACGTCAGCTGGTCTGCCCTGTCGCCCCTGTACTCGATGAGCTGCCGTATAACGTCTATGCGGTTGCCCATGTACAGGCTTTCCTGCGGCTCTTGCCCGAAGTCCTGAATGGCCAGTATTGGGCGTGTCTTGAACGCCGCGAACGTGCCTTTCTCGGTGTACACGTCGCAAATAGCGTCAGCCCTCACGCCGCTCCATGACAGCACGGCCTCCGTCTGCTCATATGGGAACATTATCTTGAAGCCCCATACCCTACAATACATCTGCATGATGTCAAGACACCACGACTTGCCTGTTCCCGTGTTTCCTGCAATGTAGATGCCCTTTTTCAGGTCACCCTTTACTGGCTTGCCCGTGTCGGGGTCGATGCTGTTCATCGCTGGGTCGCAGTGGCACCAGCGTATGAAGTTGGCGTAAGCAAAGCGGTTTTCCTCGTCAATCTCGAAACGTGGGTTTCTCCGCTTGCCGATGGCTTCCACCAGTTCGAGTGCGGTCATGATGTCGTAATCGGGTCGCGGCCTGCGTGTCAGCTCCGTGAACATTCCGCGTTCCTCCATGCGGCTGATTATCTCACCGATGGCTGGTGTCTGCACCTTGACGGCCTTTTTCTTGCCGTCCTTGTCGGTTATCTCTTTCGTTACTTCCATTCGTCGTTGCAGTTTTTTCCGTTGTTGCTATTGTTGGTTCTATATCGGGGCGCGATGTCGGGACGGTTGTCATAGTTCCCCTCGTACACCTTTACCCAGTTTTTGTCATTCTCAAACAGCCAGTCAAATGAGGCTTTCCATCCGCGCCTGTTATCGCCTTTCAGGAAGTGGCTCGCTTGCATTTTCGTTAATATCTCACGCAGCAATAGCAAGCCTTTTTCAGCTCCGCCCATTTCGGCTATTCGGTTGCGCATCTTGTTTTTCCTGCTTTCCGATAGCGAGTGCAGTTTCGGGTAGCCCGTGCAGACCTCGTTCCACATATCCTTGATTTCCTTGAATGGCAGATTTTCCCTTTTCTCGGACTTAATAGGCTTTGGGGCTTCCGCCTCGTCAGAGGCAGAAGAGGGGGCGGTCTCAACCGCCGCCGTTTTTTCTTTACCTCTCGTTAGAGAGGTTTCTTTATTATTATCTTCTATATTCTTTATTCTTGTATTGTTGTTAGTTCCCGCGCTATCCGCGTTTCGTTTGCTCGTTGATTGCTCGTTGATTTGTTCGTTAGCTGTTTCCTTTATATCCTCGCAACTATCTGTAACACAGATATTAACAACGCTTTTTTGCTCGTTATTTGCTCGTTGATTTGGTTGCGTTTTGCTCGTTGATTGCTCGTTGATTGCTCGTTGTTTGATTGTTGATTGCTCGTTGATTTGGCTTTCCTGACACTGGTAACTTTCGTATTTGCAGATAGTTATGACCACATACCTGTTCGTTGATTTGTATGTTATTTCCCCTGTCTTTATGAGCCGTTTCAAACAGGTTCTTACGGTCTGCGCCGACAACCCCAAATCACGCCTTATGGCTGCGTTCGTCGTTATGACCTGACCTTTCAGAACTGGTATTCCCTGCCAGCTGTCGTCTTTGTGCTTCGCCCTCAACAAAAGGTATAGAAACAGCTGCACCATTTCCGCTTTTCCGAACCATTCCCACCCGAGGAACTTGTCGTATATCTTAATCCACCTGCTGCCCATAATCTCCGCCTATTTTCTGAAATAAACATTCGTGAGCTGCTTGTAACCGCTGAATACAGCGTAGATACCTGGCCGTGTCTCTCTCACCTGCAAATCCTCTACGCGACCGAAACGCTTGTAGTTGCCGCATAAATCGACAATCCAAGACGTTTTGCCCTCATATGGACGTATAGCCCTGCCGACCATCTGATAGTACAATGCAAGCGACATTGTAGGCCGTGCCAGTACCACCGTGGCAAGTTCAGGAAAGTCAAAACCCGTGGTAAGCACTCCAACGTTCGCCACTACGTTTATCCTTTTCGCCTTGAACGCCTTTAATATCGCCTCGCGCTGCTGTTTCGGGGTGTTACTGCTTACTACCGCCGCCCGTTCGCCCAACGCACGTGCCACGTACTCCGCCTCCTCAATGAAGCGCGTGAACACAAGTACTGACGTGCGCCCTGCCACCAACAACCTCTGCACGATGTTTTCCAGCGTGTCGTTGAACTTGATTTCCCGATAATGGTTTCTCACACTCGCGTCGGTGTAATCCGCGCCAGTGCTGTTCACTTTCAGGCGACTGGTATCTACCACGTTCAACTGGTAGTAGTTCATGTTGGCGAGGTATCCACGCGAGAGCAACGTGCCGACCTGTACGCAGTACAGCAGCTCGTTGAATATGCGTGGGTTTGTCCGCGTAATGAAACGGAGCATCGAGCCGTAGAAACGGTTACTGTAAAGGCGGTATGGCGTTGCAGTCAGTCCAAGCACCTTGCATCCGACCGTTTCGATAAAGTCCTTGTACATTCCTGCCTCCGCGTTGACGTAATGACATTCGTCGATTATCGCATAGCGGAAGCGTCGGAAATAGTCTTTGCAGTTCTTCACGCTTCCGATGGTGGCGAATGTTATTGTTGATACTTGCTTTCGGTTGAACGAGGCCGAGAATATCCCCACGTCCGTCAACACGCCGTAGGAACACAGCTTTTCGTAGTTCTGCTCCAGTATCTCCTTGCTTGGCTGGAAGATGAGCACTGGCGCGTTCAGCCGCAGTGCTATGTTGGCTATCACGAGGCTCTTTCCCGACCCTGTCGGCAGGACTATCAGCCCGTTTTTCTTGCTCCCTGACGAGAAGAAGCGAGCCGCCGCGTCCACGGCCTCCCTTTGGTAATCTCTTAACTCATACATGGCTGTCATTCTTTCTCGTTCCACATACTCAGCAAGTCGCAAAACTTGCGTTTCTTTTCTACGTATATGAGGCCTTTTCTCCGAAGCGTCCTTTTGCTTCTTCCTACAATCATCCGCCCTCCAGTACAGCCGACAAATATGTAGCCCCTATGATGCCTTTCGTTTTCATGAAAAGCGTGCCAAATGGCTTCACGGCAATATCTGTAGCTGTCGTTCTGTACACCATCGTATCCTTTGCCTCGTACAAAAAGCCCTATTTCGTTAGCTTCTTCCTCTGAGTAGGCAATTGTAAATATCCTTTTCATTTTTTTGCTTGTTAATTCGTGCGGACGGCAGGGGTCGAACCTGCCTTGCAGCCCTCTGTCTTGCCGCGTCCGCTACCATTCTTGGCTTGCTGCTCGATTATCACGATGTCGGGGCATGTCAGGCGTATGCGTTCCAAAACCTCGTCAATAATCGTGTCGCGTGTCTCAATTATTAACTCGTTGCTATGCGCCGATACGAGCGTACAGGTGAAGTCGTTGGGGTTGACGTACACCTCTACTTGCACCGTCTGCTTCTCGCACCCCTTGAACACTGGGATGACGAGGTTGAACGCTTCGGGCAAGTTCGACTGAACGGCCTGATTGATGAGTATGCGGCGGTCTCCGCGCTTGTTGTCGCTGTTCTCAATCTCCTTGTCGACCTTTGCCTTAAAGTTCTGCAAGTCCGTTACGAGCTTCATGGCTACGCTCCTGTTCTCGAAATACGCCCTGTTCATCTTGAACAGCTCCGCCATCTCGAAGTTGGTGATGTACTCTCCGCCGTTAATGCCGAATTTCCCGTATTCAGGAGAGAGTTCGAGCTTACCCTGTACACTTGCCCCGTAGTAGTTCTTTTCGTCCGTAACAAGCGTAATTGTCATTTCCTCACGGTTTACTTCCACGTAACACTCCTTTTGGTTGATGGTCACCTCTCGCTTTTCAATCCAGCGCGCTGGCGCGTCAATCGTGCCGTGTATCTGTACTCTTTCAGGTTCGTGCAGGGGCAACGCCTGGCCCTCCCTGATGACTACTTCTCCTTTTCCTGCTACGTTTCCTGCCAGTGCTTCGGCAATCGCTTTCTTGATTTCTTCTTTCACTTCTTTTTCCATGATGATTTTGTTTTAATCTGTTCAACCATTTGTTCCTGTTCTCTGAATTTTGAAAATCGTCGGGGACTTCTCCTCAGGCCGTGCAGGACGCTGGTAAACCAGTACGCCCTCCGCGTTGTAGTAGCCCACCTCGTCGCCGTCAACGAACTTAAAGCAATTCTCGGTAACAAATTCGCTCTTTTCTTTGAGCTGTTTCGTCACTCCGTCGTTTTCCTCTTCCAACTGCTTAATCTGCTCATTGTAGAGTTTGTTCTGCGCCCGTTTGTCGGCTCGCACGTCGCGCAGTTGGATGTTGTTCTCAACGAGCTTATCTTTCAGCTCCTCAATTTGCTCATTGGCAAGCGGTTTGACGTAGCCCAGTTCCTCGACCGCGTCGCAGTTGTCACGCAGGAATGCGGTGCGTTCCGCAATGTTCCCGTACTCTTGTCCTAATACTTTGTCCATACTTTATTTGGTTTTGGGTGGCCGTCCATTCGGGCGGCCACGGGTTAAACAATTACTTTCTAATCAGCAGGAAGTCCGCCCAAATGTCCGTGAACTGCTTTCCGCAATACTCCGCGAGCGCGTCGCTTTTTAAGCAAAGGCGAGAGCCGATGCGCGCAGCCGTATACGAATACGAGGGGGCGTAAATCGAGTTCGCAAAGGCGAAGCCCGCATAGTCTGTCTGATACTTCTCGGTGCTTACCATGTTCCGCTCCTTTAATTTGCTTTCTTCCATATTGTCGATTTCCTTTCGTGTGTAGAGCCAGTGCCACGGGTAATAGCGTTCCTCATCTTCGGTGAATTGAGGCTCCCAGCCCTCGTTGAGGGCGGCTACGATTACCCTTAGCTGCAAGTACGCCTCTAAGTCGGGAGAAAGGTTTTCACCCAAATGCCATTCCCTGACCAACGGGTGATCTTCGCCGAGTGCCATCATTGCATCCTCGAAAGTCTTGATGCGGTCGCGGACATCTTTCGGCTTAAACAATTCCTTGCCAAACAGATTTTCGAGGAACTTCATGTATGCAGCTGCATTCGCTTTCCGTGCTTCCTCATAAGAGGCCAGCACGTTACTTTTCTTGATTTCGATTGTTTCGTTGTTCATCTTTGATTGCTTTTACTAATTCGTTACTTATTTCTTTATTCTCTTTGAGCTTCCTGACGAGCAATCCAGCGCGGCGTTTTAGGTTGTATATCCGATTGCTGCCTCCGTCGGCTGTCAACTCGATAAAGGCTGTCAGGAACTCCACCGCTTCGCGCCGCTGCTGGTTGCTTATCAGGTGCATGTCCTTAGAATGGTAAATCGTCTTTGTCTGACTGAACGTTGGCTGGTTGCCCGTACCCCGTGCCTGCCTGCGCCTGCTGGGGCTGCATTTGGCTCGGCTTCAAATCTCCGATGTAGTAGTTCACGCCGCTGCGCTGCAGCTCTTTCTTGCAGTACGCCTTAATGTAGTGCGTGTAGCCGTACTGGGAAACTTCGCGCCGCGCGTTGATAACTACGTTCAGGTACTTCTTTCCATTCTTTCCGACCGTAATAAGTTCCTTTGGTATGTCCGTAAGACATATCGAGCCATACAGATTTTCCATATCCTTTTCACTTTAAGAGGAACATTCGTGTGCCAGCCTTTGTGTACTGGTAACTCTTGTATAGTTCGGGGTTCTCGGCTGCGAACTTCTTCTCATCGAAGCACGTCTTGTCTTTCGTGGCTTTCCATGTCGCCAACGGCTTTGTGGAGTTCGGCATTGTCAATGCCTCCGCGTCGCCCATCGCCATTTTGATTGCCGCCTCCAGCTCTTTCTTTCGGCTGTCCAGTCCACCCAGTTCCTCTTTCAGCTCTTTCAACTGGCGGCAGTCCTCTATCAGCTCGTCAGTTGCTACGACCGTCTTTCCTGCCACGTGGCGAGGGTTTTTCAACAACACATCGTCAACGTTCACTGGCAACGGCTCTTGGTCTCCAACGATGTAGTCAGTCCAGAATTTCTCGACCTCTCCAATCATCCAGTCGTAAAACTCCTTGTCGAACATGAAGTCCTTGAACCCGAACTTCCTGTCCATCGTCAGCCACGCCAACGCTCCCTGCGGAAGCTCCGCCACGCCCAATTGATACTGGAGCTGGCAGAACCAGTGCTGCGGCACGCTGTCCTCGTCAATTTCCATCTGCGTTGTCTTGCACTCCAGTATGCCCTTGTTGTGGTCGTTTTTCGGCATATCGGGTATCCAGTACGTGCGGTCGGGTGATACACGCAAGTACGGCCTTTCGTTGTTCACTATAAGCCAGTCACCTGCGCTGCGCTTGATTATCTCTTTGCCCGTTTCGTCACGGTAGAACAGGCTCACCGCATCTTCGAGGTAATGCCCTGCTTTCATCGCGAAGTTTTCCTGCTTCGGAGCGTCAAGCCCTTTCTTCCTGCGCCACAGCTGGTATGGCGTTTCAAACGGGTTTAACCCCAGTATCGTGCCGACTTCGGACGAGCCGATACCTTTCTCTCTATGCTTCAACCACTCTTTGCGGTCTTTCGGTCTGATTATTGTGTAGCTCATTTTTCTATGATTTTTTGATAAAACTTTTCATCATTGCTTCCTTTACCATTCTTTTGAATGGCTCGCTTTCATTAAGTAAGGCCTTTATGGCTTCCGTCAGTCGGTTGTGCTTTCCGAGTATTGCGGCGTTCGAGCACAGCATTTGTTCATCTTCCGATGAGTTCTCTACGAGGATGACTATTGCAGCCTTTCCCTCACCGTCCTTTGCCCATTGGTCGACGGTCTTGATTACATCTTTTGCATTCATTGTTGTTGTGGTTTTAAGTTGTTATTATTATTGTTTGATTTCCCCTGTTTCGGAGTCTACGTTTTCAGGTACTTTATCAGTGCCAGTAGTTTGTTCGCTGGCCTTTTCTTCGGCTTTTTCGGTAGCCTTTTTTGCGGTGGTCGAACGTTTGGCCGCCTCCGCTGCCTTTGCCTTTACAGCCTCCGCCTTTTTCTTGGCTTCCTCTGCCTGTCTGCGTTCCTCAATCGGTTTGATGAAGCTCTCCTTAACGGTGGTCGTTCCCTCCTTTATTGCGTTGGCTGTCGCCCTAAGCTCAAACACGGCTTCCTTGTCTATCTCCTCAACTTTCGTTATTCCGAGGTATTCCAGCAGCATTTCTTTCGTAACTCCGAGCTTGGCGAAGTACGCTATCATGTTCTGACGGCTCGTTTCGAGGTCGAGCGACTGGCCGAGGGCGACTTTCTTCACCTCGGCTATGACTTTCTTCGTCACCGCCTTTGGAACGACTTTCAGGACGGCGTTACGGTACGCTATTGCCGATGCGGCGTTGCCCGTCACTACCTGCATATCCTCGGAGAACGTCTTGCCGTACTTGTCGGTTATGCGCCGTTTTACCTCCACGCTGACGGCAACATTCGTTTCGAGGTCGTGGCACACACCTTGCGCCGTGATTGTCTTTCCGTCGTTGCCGATGATGCGCGTCTGCACACGGAGGTTGCCCCATGCCCCTGCGATGATTTCCGACATCCTGACCGACAGCCCCTCGATGGTTGAGCCGCCGCGTTTGAGAACGTAGAAACAATCTTCCGCAGTTTCCGTGTCCATTGTGGCATACGTGAGGATTTTGTTCAACACTTCGGGCAGGTTTCGTGGGTACTGCTTGGCAGTGCTAATCTGTACATCCACTTCGCTGCGGTTTATTGCTTGCAGCATTTCCGCATGTTGGATTTCGATAATTTCGTTACTCATGTCTTTTTGTTTTTAATTGGTTTATAATGTTTCTAAAGCTGTGCTTTCCAAAATCGGACTATCTCGCTTCCCTTGTAGAACTTTCGGGCACTCTCCCTGCGGAAGCCGCATTTTATTAGCCCCTGTTCCGTGTACCGCTGCAACGTGTTTCGGTGTATGCCGAGTGCCGTGCAGGTCTGCGATACCGAATAACGCCCGTCGGCTGTCACCCGTGGTTCTGTCGCTGTTATCATTCCTCGCCTCCTTTCATTTCCCTTAATGATACCCTTATCAGGTTGTAGCCCAAAAGTCCTATGAGCCCGAAACAAATCACGTAAAACGTATCGTAGCCCCCTGCAACTAATCGGACTATCATGTATGCAGCCCAAAGCAGCATTCCTGCCGCTACTGCCAGTTGTAAAACCGATGTGAACTTTTCCATAACCCCGTAAATTAAAAGGTTTATTTTGCCGCCTTGTAAAGACCTCGCGAGGTCAGCACGTTCTTAATTCCAGGCACGGTCATCCCGTACTGCTTGGCTATAATCGACATCAGCCTGTACGGCTTGCAGTCGGGGTGCTGGTTTGAAAGGCTTAAGTAAGCACGGCATATAGCCTTGTGCTTTTCCTCACGTGCCTTTTCCATCGGTGTTCTTACGTCTATTGTTTCCATTGTTCTTTATGTTTTTTGTTGTTAGAAATCTTTGTCGAATTGGAATGTCGTAATCCTTACCTTGATGTTCTTGCTTCCTGCCGTCTTGAATGCCGAGCCCGTCATCGCGTCCTCAACTTTAAGCAGTTCGAGCATGTGCTGTTCAAGTTCCTGTGGTACGGGAAACGTAACCTCTTTCCATTGCTTCCCGTCCCTTATCTCGATGCGTAATTTCCTCTCTGTCATTTCTTCAAAAGAATTTCGTTCAATGCTTCTCGCTCGTCTTTCCACAGTTCGTAACCCTTGTTGATTTTCCTACGCAGGTACTCCCTCTCTCCAATCATCTTGTAAACTTGCTGGCGTATAGTGCTGTCGCCGTATTCGTCCGCCATGTTTATAAGCAGGTCTATTGTCTCCTCACGCTCGCTGTTCAAGACGTGCAGCCTGTCGCTCTGAGCGTCCGCCTTGTCGTACAGGGCTTTGATTATCTCGCTGTCTTTGTGCTTCTTGTAGTCTGCACAGAAGCGGTCTTTGTCAAGCTCTCCCGACATCATGTAGAGGTCGTTGGCTACCTCGAACTCGTCGCCTGTTACCTTGCGACCAATTCGTTCCTCAAATTCATTCTGTGTCATATTCTTATCCGTTTAATGTTATTCGTTCCCAGCCTCCTATCGAAAGGCACGGCGTAACCGCGCTGGGATAGTTCTCTTATAACCTGTCATACACCTCTCTCATCGTAAGGCTCTCGTAATCCACACCAGCTTTCTTTATCGTTCTAAGTTCCTTTTGGGTGAGGTATAGACCAATGTAGCCTTTCCAACCGTTGAATGTGCCAGCCTCGTAGATTTTGGCTTTTAGTCGCTCTATTCTCATTTTTCCTCAACTTTTTAGTTTATTCTCAAATTTTATTCGTACTTTTGAAAGCGGTTTCAAAGTTATTTTTGAAATCACGATGCAAAGTTAAACAAAAAGTTTCATTAAAACAAATTTTTAGGAGAAAAAGTTTCATTATAAGCAACAAAAAGTTTAAGCATATGGCTAATTTGCAGTTAATCAAGGACATAGCCGAACAAAAGAATATACCTTTGGCTACTATTGCGTCGGAGCTTGGCATTACGCCTCAGGCTTTGTCAAAGCTCATGCGCAATAATTCAACCAAAATTGACACATTGGAGAAGATAGCTCAAATACTAAAAGTTTCAGTTACCGTATTCTTTGATGATAATTCAAATAGCGGTGTCCGTCTTGCGCGTGCGTCTGAAAATGGAATGGCAAATGCTGGTGATAACGTTACATTGAATCGGGAAAATAAAGACTTGCTTGCCTTGCTTGCTAAGAAAGACGAGCAAATTGACCGTCTGCTATCTATAATTGAAAAAATAAACAAATGATAACCATTCAGGAACTTCTTTATAATCGCGGTTTAGACAAGACTGCTCCCGTTAAACTTGTCCGCCACAAGGACAGGCGGATTGACCTGTATTCAATTTACAGAAGTGACCGTGCGAAGTTCTTAGAATATCAATCAACGCAGAAAAATGATGTATTCGGGAACTGCAAGTACATTGTCTCTTTTGTCGGTGAAGAGGGTCTGCTTTCCCGTTTCGTCGGAATATACGAGATAACAGGACGCTCAGTCGGAAGCGGAACGATAAACATTGGTGGAGAAAATCTTGACTTCAACTTTAAGTATGCAATGAAAGAGGTCGGAGGCTTCGATGACTTGAAAGAACGTGTCATAATCCGATGGTCTAACGCAATATCGTGGCACCAGTGGATTAAGAACGAAATGGAGGTCGTGGAAATCTGCCCAGGACTTAACTATAAAAGGTTTACAGATTACTCTGAGCTTATACTTTCATTTGAGGAACTTAGGGAAATCGTGCTTAATCGGTATAAGGAATGGGAGACCGTCCTTTCCGCCGTAAAAGGGGTTTACCTTATAACTGATACGCTCACTGGAAATCTGTATATAGGCTCTGCCTATGGCGATGAGGGAATTTGGGGTCGCTGGTGCGATTACGTAAGTACAAACGGGCATGGTGGTAACAAGTCTCTAATTGAGCTTACAAATAACGGTACGTCCGACTATGCGAGCAAGCACTTTCAATTCTCAATCTTGATGTTGCTATCTAAAACCGTAACCGCTGAAGAAGCAATCGAAAAAGAGCAGCTTTTCAAACGTAAATTAGGAACTAATGCTTTCGGACTTAATAATAACTGAATATGAACGAGCGTTTATTACAATTTATCCAATATAAAACTGGCGGCAAGCAAGCCGACTTCGCGGAGCTGATGGGGTGGTCGCCCCAATACCTCCACAAAATGCTGAAAGAGGGTGGTATCGGCATTCGCCCTATTGTCGCCTTGCTCGAAAAGTTCCCCGAGCTTAACGCCCGATGGCTGCTTCTCGGTGAGGGAGCGATGATAAGTACTGGTGCCGATGCGGTCAAAACACACCTGCTTAAACTCTTGGAGCTTGAAAGATATATGCCCGTGATGACACCTGACGAACTCCGCCAGCTGGAGAACGGGCAAACAGACTTCGGCGCGGATGCTGTCGCCCGTTGGGACGCGCTCCTTTCCGAACGCAATCAAAAGATAAAGGACCGCTTCGACGCGGCCTATAAAAAACAGGAGGAGCTATGCAAACAGAACAGAGCCAAACAATAGTCCGCCGCTTCTTCGAGGCAGTGCATCGCCTGAAAACAGACAAGGTAATCCGTGGTAAGCAGACGTTCACCGAACGCTACGGAATAAACCGCTGGAATTTCAATACGCTTGAAAAGGATATGTCACGTGACATCTTCCAAGTGGCATGGCTCGGTTTCCTTGTCTCCGACTACAAGGTTTCCCCGTCTTGGCTGCTGGTCGGTGAGGGCTCGTTTTATCAGCCCGATTGGGACGCCTCCTCAGTCAAAAAACTGCAAAATAACTGCAAGTAAAAAGAGACTATATCATAACATTTTGAATTACAGCAAGTTGCTATGCACCGACTAATGTCTTAGGATCTGGTGTCTTACGACGTGTAGGTTCGAGTCCTATCAGGCGCACCCTTGTAAACGTTAAGTGGTTGATTATCAGCTATTTAACGTTTTTATTTTGCAAAAATTGGCGTAATTTTGGCGTGCTAATTGTTACCCTGTGTATAATAACGTTTTTTTTCGTTATGATGATTGTTCATCAATTAAAAGTTTAACTGCATATTTACCCTCAATCTACTTTCTAGTATAAAATGTATTTTTGGCATAATTACAACAATCTATTATCCTATTATTCCAATCGCTAATAGCCTGTATATAAGCTTTTTCTTTTTTTCTGATATTCCCAGATAATTTTTCATAACGTTTTCCCGTTTTACCACACATAAAACCTAAAGCGTTCTTATAGGGACTGGGATTCAAATTATGCTGGGTATTAGACAAATAGCCACAATATGCATATATGAAAGCGACCATATCACGTGCTTCTCCATTCCAAATTATTGTTGGGGTTTCATTAACTTTTGTTTCTTCATCTTTTTCCAAAGAACCTCCTAATAGAAATAAGAAATCCTCCTTGGAACAGTTAATTTTCTCACCTACAGAAATGGCACCAACAACGCCCCCTGTCAAAAGTTTATACAAGCAATCCAATACATATCGATAGATTTTATTAAGCGGAACATTCCTACCTTCATTTTCTTGAAGCTGTATCCATCCTATCAATTCGGTTCTTATCAAATTACTTATACCAAGTGGATTAATGTCACACTGTTCGTCCTCCTCGTTTTTACTTTCTTTACTTTCCAAGGCACCGACTTGTTCTTCTTGCTCCTTTTCCGTTTTAGTTAAATCATCCTTATCGGAAGAAGTATCCTCTTGCATCAGTTTATGAATGGCATGTAATATTCCTTCAATTATAAAGTTTAGTACTATTGGGTCATAAAGCTCTTTGCTCTTAGACTTGTTTTTTTTGACTTTAATATCATCAAAAACAGAATTACGTTTTTGCCAAAAATCTTTTGCTTGCTCTCTAAAAGCAAGCGGTATATCAGGATTTGATATTGCTGAGTTAATGAGTATTTTATAATCCGATATGACATCGTTATGTAATTTGATCAATTTAGATACATTCATTTTGGCAAAAGATTCTCTATCTTGATTGATTTTATATGCCTTCATAAGTGAGGGCGAAAATCCATACATAATCTGTTGATATTTTAAGTTATTATTAAAATCAATAGTATGTAAATATTGTTTTAATAAAGAATTCGATTTATTGCTTCTTATTAATGAAATATATACATATAAAGAAAGTTTTATATTATTAACCTCATCAACTTCCTTTATAAATACAGATTTACGGTTTGCTTCATAAGCTTTGTATATTTTATTAAAAGCATTACCATCCACAAATGACAGTGCATTTCGGATTTCAATATCATCCAAGAATTTGAAAGCATAATAAACTTCTTCAGGTGTCAATGGAGGTAAAATCCCTTTTAACTTTTTCAACGATTTTTGAAGCTTAATCGTATCATTTAAACTTATATCTGGTAATCCGTCCGGGTATAATATTTTATATATTGGTTCCAAACATTGAGATGTTATATACATGATTTTTATAGCCGAATTTGTAAGTATTAATTCTTCGGAACTAATATGTAATGTCTTTTTGTTTTTTTCTTTATACAACGTACCTATATAATGAAGGATAGGTAGTGCGTTTTCATCTTTATAGAATTTCTTGCGAAAATTGCTATCACTATTGGTATACATCGACAACAACTCTTCAAGCGCCTTCGCAATAAGATAGTTTTCATTATATTTGCATGGAAGCATTTTTGACATCATATTTATAAATTTCTTTATAACTTCCGATATTTTACGAACATACATAGTCATAAATTTCAATAATATTTAATTTACTAAATAAACTCTCTATTTCTATCTTTTAATCTCAAAAGATACATTCTGAAAAGGATGTCCGGAATATAATATAATCCATTTTCAACTGTCAATAAGTCCAGTTCCATTAGTTTCTTCAATGCAGCCTGCACTGAACTGGCAGACAACAAGGAATATTTACGGACGAAAGCAGCGCTCATTATCTTTTCGGCCTTTCCTTCCGTCGCTATGGCATACAGCAATTCCTTTTGACGTTCCGGAATACGTGACAGCAATAAGCGGTAACCGTCACCTGCCTCCTCCAAAATAGAATCTATCGTTTGGCGAAGTATGGACAATGAACACGTCCCGCCTTCAGCAGTATTTATGAATGCCTCATGGAATGTTTTTTGCATGTAATACGTGTTACCCTCAAATACATCGTACACTTTCATCACGTCATTGCCTTCGACGCTTTTGTCGAATTCGTTGAAAAGTCCGCATACGAAGTTGGTGTAGATTTCCGACTTAATTGGGTGCAGTTCCATTATAGATGTACTATTATAGAAAGGGCGGGCCGATGATAAGAACATTTCCGAGACAAGATGCCTTTCACTGCCTGAAAAGATAAAATACACATTGGACAACTGCTGGATATGCGATCGTAGAAGTGTCTCAACGTTTTTTTCAGGGTATTTCATTATCTGTTGAAACTCGTCGAATGCTACGATACACGGTTTGTCTGCTTGTTCCAAGCAATCGAAAATTTCAGTCAATGTGTATTCTGGCTTGCTTATATCACCCAGCTCAATGTTAAAAGTTGGGGTGTTATTTATTGGGTCAAAACCGAATTTTGCATTTATCGACTTCAATCCTTGTACAAGGACCGTAAACATCTTTTGGCTTCTGCTATGCAATACATCAAATACTTTTTGTCCGAAAACATATGTGAATTCACGTAAACCGGAAGTATGCAATATATCAATGTAGAAAGTATAAAAATTGGCGGTAATTTCAGGCCTATCGTAACAGAAGTTCACCAGCTTTGACTTGCCCATTCTTCTTGGTGACATCAGGCATATGTTACCTCCGTTTGACAAGGTGCGTACAATTTTTGCAGCCTCTTCACGTCTGTCGCAAAAATATTTTTCAGGTATGTTCCCTGTTATGATGAACGGGTTTTTCATTTACAAATTATTTATTGGTGTTTATTATGCAAAGATAATTATTTATTTTGAATAATGCAGGTGACTTTCTTAAATTTTATGATTTTCATAGTATGAAATAAGGTTTTTGTTGAATGATAATTACCGGATTGAAAAACATTGAGATTTTCTACATTTATGGTAAAATCAGGTCTTTAAATACGCCTAATACTCTAATTGTCAGTATTTTACATATTTGTTAGCACTGTGCGTTGAATTCAATGTTGAACAACGTTGATCAATGTTAATCAACCAACGGCGTAAAATCTCAATTCTGCCGAGGTCTATAAAAAAGCATGCACTACCTTTGCCCCGTCGAAGTTGATACGGCAGCCCTGCCTTTATGCCGTTGATACTGGGACATAGTTAAATAAGCGGTAAAAGTACGGTTGGGTATAACCTAAGGCAGGAACGTATGAAGAAACCGCTCAAATATTAATTTATATGGCAAAAGAAAAGATAAGGCCAAGTTCATTGATGATGGTTGATGTCGATGACCTAAGGGAACTCGTCCAATCAGAAATTGAGGGGGTCTTGGCAATGGAAAAAGATGTGAATGCATCGGAAGTGTATCTCACGCATAAAGAAGTGGCGAAAATGCTAGGAGTGTCCACAAACACTTTGTGGCGGTGGAACAAATCAGGCTATCTCTGTAATACTAAGTGTGGACGTAAACCTTTTTACAAGAAGTCTGATATAGACAAACTCATGGGTAACTATGAAAATAAAACAATGTATTAGTCCTTCGACTGTTCACTCAGAGAAGGCAACCGCTTACGTAGCGGCAGGAACCTTATTTAAAATTAAAAAAACAATTTATGATGACAAATGAATTAAAAACAAAAGTTGGAGACTTGTTAAAGTTCACAATTTACGGTGAATCGGATTTACGTTTCAAGGGCTACAGGTTCGCAACGCTAAGGACGAACAGGATTCCGAAAAAGAGCGCCCTTAACAAAAAGAAAAAGTCAATATCAAAGTTCGGGGTCGTATCTCCCTGCATGATTGTAGAAGCAAGGAAATGCCTTAATGAAGGTCTTGAAGTCATAGACGAGGATGGCAGGCAAGTAACACTGGAAACACCGGGAGTTGACAAAATCCTTGTGATAATCGATGGAGGGCACAGGTTTGTTTCAGTGAATGAACTCAACCAAAAAAGGCTCGAAGGGGACAGGATTGAATGTTACTTCACCCTTCCGCTCAATGAGAACATCCCAATTTACGAGCTGTTAAGGCAATCCAACATCGTTACAACGCCTTGGGACGGAACAACCTACCTCTCAAGCCTGATAATGGCAAAGGGTGACGCAGCCAAGAACAAGATGCTCGTATGGGTAGAGAAAATGTCGCATGAAGGCGGTGATACGGCTGCCTGGCAATGGGCAAGGCTCGAAAAGAAAGTCCCTACGAAAACACAGCTCATCAAGGCTTCAGGTATTGACGATAAAGCCAATGAAGTTTACACGAAAATCAGTGACGACTCGAACTTTAGCGATGGCAAGCAACTGTACGAGGCTTTCAGGAAGCATTTTAAGGCTAACATATTGGGTTGCAAGTTCTTCCCGGAATGGATTATTGACAAGCGCAACGAACTTATGAGTGCCAAAGACGAAAAGTATGCGTTGGATACGCTCATTGAGTTCGCATCCAAATTTGACCGTGACATGGTTGATGAAATTGAGGGCTTCAAGGGGACTGACCGTGGCAGACTCGTCAAATCAAAGCTCTCCGAACTCTTTGACAGACTGATGGCAATAGACAAGACAACCACTACGAACCCATGATGATGACATTCAATCAATTACGGGAGGGCGGATTCATAGTCTGCCTCCCCCAACACCCCAAGAACATAGACAACGGGGTCATAAACAGGCTTCGTGGCATCCTCAAGTGCTACAGGGGCAACATTGTCATCCATGCCCATGACGCTTTATGCTGGCTGAAAAGTCAAAAGGAAAGCATAGTGGACGATAACGGCGACATTGTTACCGGATTGGATTGCGATATAGACAGGAAGCTGGTAATTGCAGGGGACATTAATCTTTATTTCGCTTTGAAGGACGAAGGGATGCTTTGTAACGACAATGTGTTCGTGGAAACTTGCAATATCACTGTTGGAAATTGGCAAAAACAATTAAAACAAAGCGGATATGAAGAATAGAATTCTTAACGGCATAATAAACTTGTTGCATCCAAAGCCAAACGCATTCAAGGGCAAAAGTGCGGAATACCACATCGTGTGCAACGAGATAAACCAAGCCGCCATGAACTCCGGCTATCCATTCGTTTACTTCGACGGGAACATGTGCCTGTTTACCGGCTTTCATTGGGAACGTATAGAGGAGCATGAACTCAAGGTCTTCATGAAGTATGCCTTCGCCAAACTTTGCGGGGACTATTGCCTTGCTTCAAGGAAGGAGACTGTTAACGGATTGGCCGCCCAAATGCCATACACTGCCATGATGCTTAACGTGAAACAGGCCACCGGAAAGATAAACTTCATGAACGGCACGCTGGACTTGGGGACGATGAAACTCGGCGGGCACAACTGGCAGGACTATTTCAGGTACGTGCTACCCTACGGCTATTCCGCAAGTGCCCAATGTCCCATGTTCTTCAGTTACCTAAACGAGGTCGTGCCGGAAAAAGAGTGCAGGATGGTTTTGGCGGAGTACATAGGCTGGCTCTTCATGCCAAACCTAAAGCTGGAGAAAGTGCTCTTCCTTTACGGGTCGGGATGCAACGGTAAGTCGGTTTTCGTAGACATCATCGAGGCTTTGGTGGGAAAAGGCAACATATCCCACGAGTCATTGTCCGACCTTTGCGGCGAGTACGGGGCAAACAGCAGGTCTAATCTTGCGGGGAAACTCCTCAACACCTGCTCAGATGTGGCACCCAATGCCTTTGCCGGTGACCTGTTCAAGCGTATAGCGAGCGGAGAGCCTATCAGCACGAAGATACTCTACAAGGACGTGACCACCTTGACCGACTATGCAAGGATGATGTTCTGCCTTAACGAGCTGCCAAGAACTAAGGACAACTCCAACGGTTTCTTCAGGCGTTTCCTCATAGCCCCGTTCAACGTCCGCATCCCTAAGAGCAGGATAGACCCGGACTTGGCCAGGAAAATCACTAGCGCCGAACTTCCCGGGATAATGAACTGGGTGCTGCAAGGATGGGCAAGGCTGGCCAAGAACAGGCGCTTCACCGATTCCCCGATGATGGACAAGGCCCTGTACGACTACAGGACAAGGAACTCCAAGGCAAGGAGCAAGCTATTGTTGCCTCCATTCGTTTAACATTCCGGAGGACACATCCGGCGTCCTCCCATAAAAAATCCCTGGTATGTTTAAAGTAGATATTAGGGCGAGGATAAGGCCACCACCTGTCCTTGCAAGCCACCATTATGTCCTTGTACTTCCAAGAGTACATGAATGTAACTAATTGAGGATAAAGTATTTAGTACAAAAACAATTAAACAAATAGAACGATTATGAAAAAAGAACATTTATTCAAGTCGCAATTTAACAGTTTCCCAGGCAGACAAAACAACAAGACGACGGTGAAAAGACGCAAATACCCGGTAAGTTCCAAAACGG